TGCAAGTCTCGATGAAGATGCAAGGGATGGATTTACAGACACTCAAATACGGCTCATCCAGTTCTCAGTTGGAGCAGGCACAGGAATTGCTCTCCCGTGGGAGGGTGCTTATCGAGAGTGTGCGAGACGCCTACTCCACACTCCCAATACTAAGTGCGGCCACAACCTCTGGCTCTTCGATAACAGAGTCCTTCGAGCCGCCGGGGAGCGCGAAGGGCTCGACCTAACCCCTCGTGGCACGATCCATGACACCCTGCAAATGTTCCACCACTGGCAACCGGACCTCCCGGCGCATCTCCAGTTCGCCGCGCAGTTCGTCCAATTCCCATTCCCGTGGAAGCATCTGGCGGGGACCGATCTAGAGTTCTACGGTTGCGTGGACGTGGATGCCACGCTGCGGCTCTATAATTTCCTAGTGGCGATGTTGCAGAAGGATCAAATCTGGTGCGGTCGCTGGTCGCCGGACGGATGGAACGACGGCGGCTACATCGGACAGGTGCAACAAGTGAGGCCAGTGCTCGCGGCGATGGAGGATCGCGGGCTCCCGGTGGACGATGCCGAGCGATTGAAGCTGGACGGGGAGTTTGACTTGGCGCAGCAGGAACTAAACGCCGAATTACAATCCCGAGTTCCACTCGAAGTATTAGGACTAGAGCCTCGACGTGGAAAGAAAGGGAATTATGAGTACGGATACAGGAAAGCTCCGAAGGACCTTGCGGGATTGGTGGAGCGAGAGTTTGAAGAAGCTACCGTTGGGATGGACGGTGAGCCTACAACCGTACTTCATAGACGGTGGTGCAGAATCGTACCGTTTAACCCTAACTCGTGGCAACAGCTTCTCAAATACATGGACGCTCGCGGCCATAAGCGACCCAAGTCCAAAAAGAGTGAGAACGAGGACGGCTCGCCCAAGGACACCACCGAGAAAAAAGAGCTGATCCGCCTTGCCCAACGCCATTCCGATACCTTCTACCTGAAGGTGATCGAGTATCGGGAGCTGTCGAAGGCGAGAGGGACCTACGTCGATGGATTCAAGCCGCATGACGACGGTCGAGTGCATACCACGTTCACCTTCGACACGGGTACAGGACAAACGACTTCTCGAAATCCAAACTGTCAGAATTTCCCCAAGCACGGTCGTCTCTCGAAACAGTTGCGAAAGATGATCGCCGCGCCGGATGGATACGAGTTGTCGGAGTGGGATTACAAGTCCTACCATGTGCTAACGACGGGATTCTGCGCCGAGGACGCCTCGTACATGCGGATGGCGCGACTGGATATGCACTCGTTCGTGGCGGGGTGCTTCACGAAGGATTGGAAACCGGAGATTGCGGAGGAAGATGATGCCTCTCTACTTGACCGATTTGCGTGGTTCAAAAGCGACAGTGACCGTAAACGTGTCAGGGATAAACAAGCCAAGCCAACTATCCTTGGAGTTGGATTTGGAATGGGTGCTCGTAGATTATTTCAAGAGAATCTGGAACACTTCCCCAACGAGCGTACAGCAAAATCATTCCTCGATCTCTTACAACATCTCTATCCAAGGATCTTCGATTGGCAGGCTAGAATTAGAAAGCTCGCCCACGAACAAACCTTCCTTCGCTCCCCCTTCGGCCACATCCGCCGCTTCTACGAAGTCTTCGTCTGGGATCACAAGTCCGGCGGCTGGAAAAACGGTGACCAAGCGGAGGAAGCGGTAGCGTTCCTGCCTGCGAATTACGCCTTTGGGAATATAAGGGAGACAATGAAGATGCTCGATTCATCCGGCGCGGCGGCGCGATATGGCCTGATGAATACGATCCACGACTCGGTGATGTTTTGTTATCCAAGGGAGATGCGTGAGCAGCATATCGCGGAGGTCTACCCTATCCTGACCGCGCCGTCGAAGGTGCTGATTCATTCGACGCTGGCCCCCGACGGGCTCTCAGTGGATGTGGAAGCTAACTTTGGCGCGAACTGGTCGCAAATGGAGGCGGTCGATGTTCAAGTTCCGATGGTGGCAAGCTGAACCAATCGACGGCGTTCAGGTTCGTATGCGTCGGCTGCTCGGCGTTGATGCAGTCCCAGCGCGGCGATGCCCTCCCCCGGTCGCTCTCGATAACACAATTCCTGGTGTGGACAAGGTACTAGGGAGTCACACGCCGAACGAGACATCGGTTCTAGAACGAAATCCGACGGCCCTGGATGCTCGGACGCCAATCGTGACATACGAGTCGCCAGCGAACTTAGTTGGCCTAGCGTATCGCGGCGCACTGCCTCTGACGGTTGAGCGATGGGTATGTGATGAAGAAGGGTCGGCGTGATGCCGTCGGAGTCCATGAGATCGACCCAAGTCACAGGATCGGGCTGGGGCTGGTCGGCGTACCAGATCGGTATCCACTGCTCCGAGAGGGAGGTCCCATGTCCTCGGGAATTCTTCCGCTGAAACTTATATCGATGGGCGATCACTGGATGCTTATAGGCTCTGGCCCACGGGGAGTGCCGCCGTCCGTTACGTTGCTGTCCGATGGATATAACATGGAGGGTGAGTGGCGCGTCGAGCGTCACGATGTCGCCGAACACGGCCCAGGAATGCGCCTCGCGGGAGAGGACAGTAGAATCGTAGGCATCGACGGTGATCCAGCGGTGGAGGGTGCCGGATTCGTCGGACCAGGAGAGGGGGGACCATGACGCTGTGGCAAATGGCTCTGGTAGGGACAACACTGATAGGCGCTGGACTGTTAATAGTGTCAATTTTGATACTGCTGTTAGTGTCGTGGAAAGCATCCCGGCGTAATCATTCGCCACAACCCACGAATCCGCTCCCTCGCTCAGGTCCAGCCCCGGATTTGCCGCCGCCGACAGGAACCGCGTCCGCGCCCTCTGGATCTCCGCTGCCGGATCGCTTCCGTTGGATATTTGAAAAATACCCTGACGGAGACACGAGTCGAAAAGAGACTTAGGCCGCCAGTGGATCACGCGCCACGAGCGTTCGAGGAGCCACCGCCGAGGACAGCGTTGAAAGGTATCGAGGGAGTAAGCATCTATGACCATCCGTCCTCATAATCGCATCCACCCTGTCCCATTCGACTCCCACTGCTATCTCTGCGATGGTCAATGGAAGCTGGTCCGGCTGACTGCCGACGAGAAATCATATCTCAACTTAGAACGGAATGAAGTGGTGGTCAAGTGCCGATCCTGCGGCGTGGCGTCCGTGGCTACTCGGGCGGTGGCGGCATCCCACGACGACGCGCGATAGCGTTCGCGGCCTCGGTGCCGACTTCGCCGCCGATGCTATAGCCAAGGAGAGGATGCCCGAGCGCGGAGCCAACGGAGCCTCCGACCACTTTCCCGGCGATCCTTCCAGCGGTACGAGAGAACTTTCCAGCCTTGGGAGTCTCTGGCGCTTCAACCTTCGGCACCGGACGCTTCACCTCAGCCAGCGTCGGCTTCTTGACTCCTAGTGGCTTCGGCTCTCCTACTTTGGGCACCTTGATCGCGCTGGCTTCGGCGTCCAGCCGTCTTGCGGCGGCGGTGAGATAAGGCTTCGCGCCGAACTTACGATACCGAGACAACTGTTGCATCAGGAGATCGCTGCCCTTGCCGGTGAGGTGACCTTGGAGGAAGTTCGGGTCCTGCGCCTTGAATGCCTTCGCCAGCGGAGACTTCGAGTCGGTCCAGTCGGAACGGAATTGATGCTCGCCGGATTTTAACGAATCATATTCCTTCCCAAGCCCTCGGCTGTCCGCCGCCTCAGTGAGTTGATCGTCGAGCGCGGTCTGTACTGCTTTCAATGCGTGATATACGTTCCCTGGCAACGTCCCCGACGACAACTTATCCCCAATTGCCGAGTAATGCACCCGAGCCGTATCAAACGGTAACTCCGGCTCAACCGGCGGTTCACTCTTCGGCGTGATAACCTCGCCCTCCTCGGTAATCTTCTTGATCCCGATCTCTGCCGCCAGATCGTTGAATAGCTTTAGCGATGCTGGACTTCCTTTAAGATATTTCTTCTCCGCCGCTTCGATATCCTCAAACGCCCGCACCGGATCAAGCTGTGTCCCTTCCATCTGCGTGCGGAACTGGCCCCAGCGTTGATCCAGTGCGCCGCGAGCGGCAGCGTAAGTCTGCCGGAGATTATCCTGTGCCAGCCGCGTATGCTCCATAGACGACCGATTCAACACGTCCTTGCGGTTCGCCGCCTTCTCCGCCTCGAACTGCGGGCCTCCCGGCTCGCCTGCGAAGCCGCGCTTGCGTTCGGTAGCGGCATCAGCGACTTTCTTCGTGTACTTGGCGGTGTCCTCCGCGAAGTCCTTGTTGGCCTTGTCGAGCTGGGAGGTGTATTTCGCCTGCTGCTCTGGTTCCAGCGGAGGCTCGGGCATCCCAGTCTTGGGCTTGGGGGCCTCAGCGGTCGCTGTCGCAGCACGAGACTCTCCTGCCTCCGGTGCGCCTTCCGCCGCGCCCACTCCCGTAAGTATGACCTCTTCGGGCGATGGCATCCCCAGTCCCTTAGGTAGACCTAAACTAGGTGCTGCTTTCCGTGCTGCTTGATACACGACGTTGGGGCCAGATACTCGGGCCAGACTCTTTCCCGCGTTGACCGCCATATCTTGCAGTCCAGCGATATCCTCCTGCGTGGCATTTGCTGGGTCTTTGTTGGGATCTCCTATGAGGTAGGACTTGTGCATTCCCACGTCCGGCGGGTGTAAAGCAGGCGGTGCGATAGGCGACCGAGACGACGACTGCGGGCTTGCGGTCCTGAAATGCGCGATCACCGCATCCGGCGTAGTCCCTTTTGGAAATAGATAATGTTTCCCGTCCGGCCCTACCGCATGTACTCCGTCGTCTTGAGCCTCGTCAGCCATTAGGGGGATACGATGATGGGATCGTCTTTGGTGCCGGTGCCTCGTGGAGGCGGCGCGGGCATGTGGGATTCGCCGTAGCCAACCGCCGCGCCTTTCTTGCCGTATTTATAAGCGTCGTCCATCACATCCTTGAGCCGCGCTTGGATCGTCTGCAACTTCTCCTTCATCAGCTTTGGCGAGTCGATCCAGGGATTCGGCGTATGCTCCAGTGCTTTCTTCAGCGCGAGCACGGATCGACTGGTCCCTTTGAGAACGGATGCCGCTTCGACGACGGAGCCGAGGGATAGTCCAGCGATATCCTTGCCAAGGGAACCTTCCGGCGATGCGTGACCCAGCGCATACTCAGCGCGAGCGGGGAGCAGGTAGGCACTCTTGTTATTATCCCCTAGCTTAAGATCGTCGATGTCCTTCAGTAACCCGTTGATCTGATCCATGACTGGGCTAGCGGCGATGATCGTCTTCTGCGCTTCGGGGATGAGGGTGACGGGGGCGTTGCGTCCTTGATCCTTGAGGTATTTCTCGACCGCAGGCTTATCCTTGGCCGACGGTACGACTCCATTCTGTTCCCAGTCGTCGGCCATTGCCGCTACACGGCCTCCAGCGGCGGGGGACTTGGCGGAAGGGGACTTGGATGGGGATGCTCCTGTTGACGGCGGCGAAGGCATCCCACTTTTAACCTTCGGCGCAACCTTCTGCGTCGAATGGGACGTGGTGGTCGTTCCGGTATCGGCGTTGTAAACGCTGGTGCTCGACGACGCCGAAGGAAGCATCGCTGGAACCACCTGCCCTGCGTTGGGCACCGACTCTCCCTGTTGGTCGTAGACGACGCCGCCAACCTCGGTCCCGAACAGCTTCCTTGTTGGATCGCTTGGGTCCGAGTACATAACCGACTTAGGCCGACCCGCGATCCCTGAATACTTCTCCCTAACAACCTTCTGTGCCTCTTCTTGGCTAAGTCCGGCCTTAATTAACCCGTCGAGAAGTTGCTTCGGCGCGGCGGTGGCCGCGTTCCCTTTGATATCCGCGTCCGCCTGCCCCTCTTTCTTATAAAGATCCAGCTTCGCCGCCTCCGCTGACTCCGCCTGCGACCTCGCCGCTAAGGTATCCGGGTCCTGTCCAGCGGGTGTATATCCCGGTGGCACAGGCATCGCAGATGCGCTAGGCGGGGCGTTCGGCGGGGCGGGCATCCCTGAAGCCGTTGGCGGGGCCGATCCCGCAGCAGGGCTCGCGGCTGTGGGCGGCTGGGGCATCCCAGTCGATGCTGGCTGTCCCTGTCCCGGTTGAGGCGGCTGCCCCCCGGCGCGATGGTGGACCAGCTTGTCGGTCAACTGACCTAGCTTGCCGATGATCCCTTTATTCTCTTTGCTGACCCCCGCCGCCTTCTGCCAAGCATCGAACGCGGCTTTCCGCTGGAGTTCAATCTTCTGTCCATCAGGAGTCAGGTTACCCTGTTGATCGACGTACTTCCCTGTCGTATCCCCAGCAAGCACCTGCGACAACTCTCCGTAACTCTTGTGATTCCGATCCGCCTCTGCGACTCGCTTGGCGTGAGCATCCTCAAGCTGTTGCCGAACCATCGGCATCCCTCCGCCAGTTAGATTGACGAGGAATCCCTTGAGCTTGTCGCCTTCGGAGCCGGAGCCGACGCCCGCAACGGGTGTATCGGTCGGAGGTGGGGGCATGGTATCGGGCATTAGAGTGATAGTCCTAGATCAAGGAGTGTGCCGACAGTTGACGAAGCGTTCTGCGCGTTCTGATTATGTAAGTCGTTCGACGTGAGCCGCGACTCCCCAGCCTGTTTGGTCAGATTAGCCGCCGCGTTATTCCCAATCCCTAACAGGTTCAACGCCGCGCTTAACTGCGAATCCCCCACCTTGCTCGTCGCGCCAGCCACGCCGGTCGCTCCCGCCGCCGCGCCTTGCTTCGCTTGATTGATCGCCGTGTCTACCGTCGCGTTCTTATTCGTCTCGATCTGCTGCCCGACGGCGTTTACTCCCCCGCCGCGAGCGGTCCCAGAGTTGGCGATCTGCTTCTTCTGCGCGTCGGCTTGAGCGTTCACCGCCGATGCGACCGGAGCAACCGCCTGCTGCGTCTGCTGGCGATTCCCGCTCAGCAGCGATTGATAATACTGCGCTGGCGACGACAACTGACTAAGCGCCTGCTTCTGTGTCGCCTGCCCCGCGTTATACCCCGCCTCGGCATTCGGTAGCGCGAAGTTGAACACATTGTTAAGATCGCCGAATCCCGCGAGTTGGTTCTTCCGGTCCGTGTTCGCGCTGGAGCCGGAGAAGAGGGAGAAGATCGCGCTGAGTGGTGATCCCATATTCCGTCCTATTGTACTCTCACTGGCAACAGTTCACGTTAACCTGATCCGACATCACCGACTTACAATTATTGTTGCACGGAGGCGGATAATACGCTTGATTCTCGTATGTATATTTCGTGCCTCGAATCACATCCGTATCAGTCCACGACAGATCGCTTAATCCTGTCTTGATGAGCTTGAACGGAGAACCTGCGACAGAGCGGAAGATGCTGTAATTCACTCCCTGACTGGTTGAGGCATCCCAAGCTAGTTCGACTTTTGGTTGCTGATTGAGTTGAACGAACATAGTTGCGGGAGCTGGAGGAGTTGTTACCGTATTGGAAGAATTGATAGCTCCAGCGTCCCACGCTCCAGATGATGGTCTAGAGTTACCGTTATAATCTGAGCACAATGCCCCCAGACCTGGATTCGGTTGCCCGTTGCAAGTGGAATGGAGATTCACTCCCGCGCCGATAGCGGGTGAGCCAGCCTGAAGCGTCAACGTCCCTGAATTGACCGTGTTCGTCGCGGAATAAACGTCATTCGTCTCTCCGCTCGCCGTGTTCCATGCGCTTATGCTGGACTTTGGCGTGCCTTGCCAGTTCCAAGGATTGCCCCCCGTGCCGCCGCCATTCATGTAGACGTTGTTACTCAAGGCTGCAATGGTCGTGGGATTACTGCCGCCTTCGTCCGTCGCGGTGATCTCTGGAAGGATTTCGCCGGTTGTCCATACATTGTTCTGCTGGGAAAGCGTCGTGCTACCTGTGACGGTTAGTGCCCCATTGTTGCACTCGCCCGACGAGTAGCCATAGGCGGTCACGTTGGCAATGCAGCCTGCCTCGGTAATCCCGAATAGCGTATTGTTCCAGAAGTGCATATTGATTCCGCCGTAGACGATGCCGGAATCGCACTGGTTGGCCGAGCAGTCGAAAAGGTTGTTAAAAATCCAGACGTTCTTGATGTTGTATTCCTGAAAGATGTGGGCTGTGACGTTGATTGGCCCCCAATTTCCAGAGAAGTGATTGTTGTACATATAAACGTCATGGATAAACGTAGTCGCATCGTAAGCCCCGCTCACGTAAGCGAAGAGATGCACACCGTCATGGTGGTAGGCTCCCGTAGTCCCAGTGTCCCAAGTCACCGCATGGGACATGGTATTGTCGAAAATGTAGTAAGGGCCGTAGTTCACGTTGTGGGCCGTCACCCCGGAAGCAAAGCAATGGTCAAAGTTGATGCACTGATTATTTGAGAAGGTGATCGTGTTCCCTTCGCCAATGATCCAGCCGAAATCCTTGAAGATATTTCCGGTGATCGTGATGTTGTTTCCGAGCCACTGGACCGCGTAAGGATAGGGCTGGTTGAACAAATCGGCCACGCTCGTGTGTACATAGAGCGAATAGACCTTCATATTTTCAACGGTGTAATTCGATCCCCCTGAGAGATAAAGCCCCGTCGCCGCCGTAGTATCTGTACAAAAACTTCCGCTGGGACAAAGTACTCCGACCGTACCCCCGCTGCCCGTCCCTGCACATCCTCCACTAGGAGTGAAAGTGAAACTTGTCCCGGTTTGAACATTGGAGTTGCCAAGGACCGTAATCGTGGTGTTGTAGGCGGAGACGCTGTTCCCTGAGATGACGAGGTTGGGTGTTGTCGCTGCGTTTCCCGGCGTGAAGCCAAACGCGGACGGCCCAGTGACAGTCGCTGTTCCTGCCGAGCAGGTGATGTTTGTGATTGTGGCCGCTGGGGTGCCTTGCGCCATGCAACGAATGGTGCCAGTCAAATCCCCGTCATCGGCTCCGGTGCTGTTTCCGTTTAGGGTGTAGTAGGACCAACTCCCAAGCTGGATAATTCCGCTGATTGGGCAATTTCCAGCCGACATGCTTACATTGGCATGAGAGGCAGAATCAAATTGAAGCGTCACCAGATTGCCCGTTGTCCCGCCCGATCCCGCTGGGGCAATCACGCTCGTCAAGTTACCGCAGAAAATGTAAGTGTTGCCGCCGCTCGGAGAACTCGCATTGAAGGTTGCGAGAGAGATCGTCGTTTGTGTTCCGCCCGCACAGCTCACGCTCCCGCCGGACTGCGAAATATAAGTGGTCGCGGCCAAAGCCGCACCACACAGCAACAACACCGCAAATATATGTCTCACTGAGAGGCACCCAACTTTACTGAATTGATTAACGCAGTGGTTCCAGTCAACACAGTGCTGCCCGCTGGGATGGACGGCTCCAAAGCCATCACTCCTGTAAAATATAGGTCGCTGGCTGTTGTATCTGACCACTGAAAATTCTGCACTCCTGCCGTGGTTTGTGGCCCGGTCAGACTATAAACATTGTGCGAGAATCCCGATGTCCATGTATCCAAATCGCCGTTGATGCTATTGATGGCGGCCAGAATCAAATCTCCGTTGATTGTGGTGGTGATACTTCCGCTGAACGCCGCACAAGGACAAGTTCCTCCGGCAGCAGTTGTAGCGCCATTGGTTTGCGCCTGAGACAATGCTCCGGTTTCTATTCCTCGGCTTACTCCTCCGCCGTAACCGACTTCCATAACCGCGCCGTCATTGGAGCCTGCTGTATTGCTACAGGTCACTTGATAACCAGATGCCTTGCCCAAGGAGTTGACAACCCATCCCAACGTGTACTGACTAGTGGCCGGGCTGTTCCAAGTCGCATTGCCCATCGTCGCCGTAAATGTTTGGCCGGAACCACTCGGAACGCTGATGGTGACAGTCCCGCCGCTATGAAAGTAGATACCGGGCGCAGTGACCGTAATCGCCGTGACCGAGCCGCTGCTGATCGTCGAGCTGCAAGTCGCCCCACCCGGCCCGGTCCCTCCACTGACCGTACAGCCTGCGGTATAGTTCACCGTCTTCGATCCACTGACCGCGACGGAATAGAGAATAGTGTCCCAATCCCAAGTGTTCCCTGCGTTGTCGCTTATGGATTCTGTGGCCCCAGCCACGTTCGCGCCGTTCCCGCACCAAGCGACAAGAGAGTGGCCAGCCGTAAGAGGATTTAGAAAAGCTGGCAACACCCCAGTCAAACTGAATTGCGAGGAGCCGTTGTAACAAGTCCAGCCGCCGCCCAGACTCAATGCACCCGAATTACCGTCAAACAGACATCCCTGATAGTTTTGCCCGTGAGCTATAGGAGCAAAACAAGGCAAGATGAACAAGAGCAATAAAAGCCTTTTCATGGATTCACGCTCACGATGTAAGGCACATCTACCACGGTAGTTCCAGCCGTGAATGAGATATTGGCGATAGCCGGACTGGATGGTAAGGCTGCGGCGGCGGCTGTGCAGACATCGGTCGAATCTACGCCGATATTGTGCGCCGTTTGACTGCCGCCGCCGCCGAAAGTAGCTGCTCCACTGGCTGCTGCTGTGGTGTTGAGCAGGACATAGGGGATGAAGGTTGCGGCTGTGTCCGCACAAAAAGCAATATAGTAATACCCCGGACTCATCGTATATGCGGTTACGGAAGTGTTCGCAACCTGTCCGGCAGTTGCGGTTGATTGCTGACCACAATCCCACACCGGAGCTGCGCTGATGCTGGACCCATTGAAGGAGTAAACTCCGGCATGAAGGTGATCGCTGGCAAGAACGGTTTGTACGCCCGTCAAGCACGTAGTTCCTAGCTTGCGAGTGACATCATTGTAAAAACGATACCAGTGGGTATAGAGAGCCGTGTTGCCTGCCGCTACACCTGTGACCACGCTCTCACCGGGAGAAATTCCCGGCGCTCCTACCACGAAGGAGCATTTTGATAAGCATCCAATAGGCGCAACGCCCTCATCCGTCGTGCTGTTTACGACATGGAAAAGATCGTTAGCATCCACATACCACCCTGCCGCAGTCGCGCTTAGTGTGCTCGGAACCGTGCCGCCAGTTCCAAACATACCGCCGCCCGTGCCTCCGCCGACTGCTGGTCCGGTGCCGACATAAACTTGGCCAGAAGAGTTGTAGGCTTGCGCTGTGGTCGTATCTCCAGCAAGCGCCTCATCGTTGACCACGCACGTACTCGAACTGCAACTCGCGCCTGAAGCGGTTGAGCCGGATGGAATGACAGCGATTATGCCGAGCGTCGATGGTGTTCCTCCAGAGACCGTGCGATAGAGCTTGTAATAATCCGCATTCGGCGTCACCGACCAAGTGATGATGTTGTAGCTGCTCGTGCTCAGAGTTGCAACTCCGGTCGTAGTGCTTCCTGTGACAGATGGCTGAGTGCAGCCAGGGCCCGTGCAGGCCGCGACTTCATAGGTCCAAGTATGACTTGAGGCGCAAGTAGGAGAACAAGTAATGGCTGGTGTTGAAGGTTGGGCGAGGCTCTGCGTCTGCACACCCCAGTTATATTCAAATGGAGTTTGAAGATAGGAGTTGGCTGGACTCCCTTGGCAATTATCCGCCGCGCTGTTGTGAAGCAGGACGTAGATACTCGACCCGTTCGTTCCATTCGTCTCGGTAACTTGGTGGCTCCAGCAATCAGCCTGACTTGCGGCGGCGATGAATGCTCCACTTGTAGACGGGAAATAATTCAGCCATGTTTGCCCGGTACGGATGTCGAAGGGGGAACTCTGCGCGACGGAACTGGTCGCGGCAGTCGAATTGGTGAGCGAGAACCCTGTTGATGTCCCAGATGTCTGCGTGATGGCGATCTGTTCTGCACTGGCGATAGTGGTTCCGTTGTCCGTGATTGAGGAGTTGGCGATACCTTGTGCCCCGCCGCTTCCCTTTGGGATCACGTTATTCGTGATTGCCGCCGCACTCGTAGTACAGGTCGCACAGGCAATCGTCCCACTGGTGGTAAACGTCCCTCCGGTGATTGGGGAAGTTGTGGCTACGCTGGTAACCGTTCCCGTGCCTGCGTTATCCTCATCGACTGCTGCGACGTAGTTCGTACCGTCCGACCAGATCGTCGCTCCGGTGGAGTTGATCGACGTGCCGGGACTCAATACGATGGAACTGTTTGCGCCATTGATGCTCTGTCCGCTCCGAGCAATGGTCACCGTGCCAGTGCCGTAATTCACGACGTTGATGTACTGCCCCGCCGCTGGCTGGCTTCCACTGGCGACGAGAGTGATCGTGAATGATCCCGACGCTACGGCGATAGTCTTGTATGCTGCGAAATCCGCTGCAAGTACCTGATACGTAGTCGTCTGAGGATTGATCGCGCTCAGTGTCGCATAAGCGGGCGCGGCGCTGGCGTTTGTGTTATTGCCAAGGAAGGTCCCTGACGCGGCGTTGCTTGCGGTGAACGTCAGCGCGGGCGTGGTCGTCGATGTCGCTACGCTGGTCGTAAACAGCGGCGATAGGTTCCCCGCGCTGAAGTTGGTCACCGATCCGCCGCTTCCGCATCCGGCTCCGGTGCCGCTAATGGCTCCCGAAGAATTGGCCTGTAAGCACTGCGTTGATCCGGTGACGCCGGTGTCGGTAAGGCTGGCAAAGGTTGCGCCGCCGGATGAAGTGATCTCCGCTGTCGTGCCGTTCAGCTCTAGTGTCCCTCCTGTCGCTGTAGCGCCGATGGTCCCGGTTCCGCTCGTTGCGCCGTTGATCGTCAGACTGGGCGTGATGAGCGTCCCAAACGTCGATCCCGTCGTGGTCGCCTGCACATAATCCTGCAAGATCAGATCGCCGGAAGTGGAAGCGTAGGAGCACGAGGATAGTCCGCATCCATTCGTCCCCGCCCCGTTGACATCACTCAGCAGGGTATTCCCCGAAGTCTGTACCTCGATCACATGCGCTTGGCTCTGCTGTGTGTTCGAGCCGAACTTGATAACCGTGTCGCTGGTGAAGTTGGACGCGTGGAAGTCATTGATGTGAACGCCGAGCGTTTTATTATTCTCACCCACGTCCACGCCGATGCTGGCGTCTTCGCAGTGCGTCCCGCCATTCCAAAAGGATTGCGTGCCATCGACCCACATGCAGGTCTGGAATGGATTGTTGGCGATCCCCTTGAACGTGCCAGGGTCCCACATGCCGTTCTGGAAGTCCGTCCCGTTGCCGCGACCGTAAGACCACATGGACGCCACGCCGCCGATGGGAGGATTGGACTGAGCGGTGGCTCTGGTCGTCCCTTGGCCGTTGGTGACATCACATTCGCCGAGGGTCATCGACGGGTGATTCGGCCCAGCATTGTTCGACCCCAGGGAGGACGTGGCGTAGTTGCGGTCGAACACCCAGCAGGAATCCGAGCCGGGATTCGTTGTGATCGGCTCGGTGTTATAGATGGCGAAGTTGAGGCTGACTGGGACATCCAAGAATGCCACCCGCTCCTGCGCGTTCTGCGAATAGATCCCGATGCCATGCGGCACGCCTTCGGTATCCACGCGGAAATCCCTAAACTCGTGCGCGAAGGAGTTGTTCTGCTGCCCGATCATGCCGACGCATAGGAAGCACCATTCGTTCGGACGAATAATAGTCCATGCTTGAAGCGCGGTCGCAGTCGCACCCGCCCAAGTTCCAGCAAGAGTGATTTGCGTACTACTCTGATAACTGGAAACATATTGATATGCTGCGTTGGTGAGACTTGGGCAAGCCGCTGACGGACTACCACTTGTGGCACAACTTATAAACCATCCCCCGGCGTCCCCAGAAACGAATGGGGTTCCTCCGCTAGCTGTACAGACCGCAGGATTGGCCGCAGTGCAGCTAACTGTCACCGTTGAACCGTTGTAACCGTTAATCGTTCCACAACTACTGAATCCGTTATCGGCATTGGCGGTGGTTGAATCGCAAACCGTGTTGGCGATGAATGGCCCACCCACGGCGATATTCGGTGTTGTGGTTACCGCCGGAATAGTCGCTCCCGCGCCGAGCGTACTGTTATTGGTGCAGGTGGTAATCAGACTGCTCGCGTTCGTCGATCCATAGCAAGGGAGGATAACCGTCCCGTTCAAGGGAGACGCTGACGCGGATTGCGGTGCGCCGTAGACGAAATTCGCGCCCGAGGGAATCCACCATGCGTCACCGCTAACGATTTGATAGTTCCCCAGTTTGATATTGAACTGGAATCCCGCGCCGAGGTTGGTGTAGTTGGTGAAGGTCGCCGGAGGGATCGCGCCCCATGGCCCATGCGTGCAATACACGCGGTCGATCCCTCCGGTTGTGTCGAGGTATCCGCCGGGATTGGTCGCGTCGATCCACACGCCGGTGCCATAGAGATTGCCGAGATAGTTGAGAGCGTCACAGAAGTCTCCGGCGATGGCGGGATTGGCGTCACGGATATCGACCCAAGTCTTCGCTTGCGCGATGGGATTCGTGGATGTACCTGCTACCCAATCGCCGACGGGAAGAGAGAATCCACCGACGGTATTAGTCCCAGTCGCATAGGCTACTTGGTTCGTCGAAATAGAGCCTGCGAGTCCGGTTCCGGCGGAGGTTACCCGGACCTCCCAGATGCCGGATGCGCCTTGGGTGAGGGTGGCGTATTGGCCGTTGGTCAGCGTGAACGAGGTCTGTCCGTCAGACGCGGTTGAGCCATTGAAGACGCTGAAGGTGTCTGGGGAGGTGCGACCGAATACCAGCGAGCCAGCGCCGTCGTCGAATACCGTGGTGACGAATCCCCCCGTGCAGCCAGACGCCGTGCTCAAGGGAACAACCGGAGTGCTCGCACCGGATTGGAATCGAACAAGGTGGGCGCGATCCACAAGGGCCGTGCCGGAATCGCAGGCGAGAGTATAGGACGCGGATGTGACGGGGGAGTTCACGCTGTCCTGCACGCCGGGAGATGAGAAGGAAGGCTGGCTGCCGTTGGTCGCTACGAGTCCCTGTCCGGTGAGCGGCGTGGTGATGAAATTGAAAGTGTTGGACCCGCCAAGCGCGACCGATCCGCTACAGTTGAGCGGGGAGGTACAAGATGTGGTGATCGAGGAGTTGGCGAGGCCTGCGTTGGTAAGCGACCCACTGATGGCGAACGCCACGTTCGACGCAGATGGGTTCGATGCGTTAATCGTGATCCCATCGACGGCTGATCCATTCTGAAGATTAACCGTTCCAGTGAGCGCCGATCCGCCGTTGACTGTGATCGGAGACCCGCCGCCAGAGCCGCACGCGGAACCAGTCCCACTCACGACGCCTGTGTTGCTTGCTTGTAGGCATTGGGTTCCACCGCCGGTCACATTGGTGGTGAGGTTGCTAGTAGCGCCGAGCGTGGTAAAGTTGCCCGCCGCTGGCGTTGTGCCTCCGATGGCTCCTGGTGAGGGCAAGCTGCTGGTCGATCCGCCAAGCGCGACGGAAGTCCCTGCGATGGTGATGGTGGAGTTAGCTAGATTGGCGTTCGGAACCGCGCCAAAGCTGGGGTCAGCTCCCGTGTTGCCTAGCAGAACGGTTCCGGTTGCGCCGACGGCGGTCCCGCCGAGTTGAGTCGCTGCGCCTTCATTCAACGCCACGCCATGTGCGGTGGTTACGCTGTTGATATTGACCGATCCGCCGAGCGATGTAGACTGTCCTTGAACGGTGATTGCGGAATTCGCTAGCATCGCGTTCGTGACGCCCAGCGCAGGGATGCTGAAGGTCCCAGCGGAATAGTTGAGGCCAGAACCAGCGGCGAGGGTGAGTCCGACGATATTCGTCCCGTTGTATTCGAGGACTTGGCTGGAGGTCGGAGCGGTGCCGAGTGTGATTCCGGTTGCGCCAAAGTTGAGTCCCGTGGCGTTGATCGTCCCGGTGCTAGTCGTGTTGATCGCCGAGCCAGCTCCGACGAGGTAATTCCCACCTGCGGTGTTGGTCCCTGCAACCAGCGCCGACCAGTTCGTCGATGCCGACCCCGAGCACGATCCCCAGATGGAAGCGGGACTCCCGTTCGCCAAGGACAGAAGACACTGGCTGACTCCGGTAGCGTTTGGCAGGCCCGATCCGCCGCCGCTGGAAGATTGCCCGACGGCCATCGTCGAAAGAAGAAGGAGAGCGAGGATCAGCTTTAGATGTCTCATGCGATTAGCAACGTCACTAGGCAACTATCCCCAGCATTGTCAGCGTCAATGTAATAACGATAAGGAGAGAACACGTTCCGCTCCAACGGAGCCGACGATAGGAATAAATTCTGCCCCGGTCCCAACGCCCAGACCATCGCGCCGTAGTCGTCCCGGTTGCCCGCGCCCTGCACGCCCTTGCGGACGATATAGATATTCCCCGTGTTATTCTGGGTGCCATGTGACGCGCCTGCTTTGACGGCGAGGAACGCAATCTGCTGGACCGACGGGGAATATTCAAACTCGGTATCGGTCCCGGTCGGCGTGGGATTGTTCGGAGCGTTGACCGCCGAAGGATCGACCAGCGACATGATCGACACGGGCGTCCCTGGCGTAACCACCGCAATCAATCCTAACGGCCAATCCGGTCCATACTCATCTATCTCAACCGACTGCGTTGCCATTTATTCCTCCAAAGCAAAAGGCCCATGAGCGTGATGCCCATGAGCCTTGTGGCGGGTCCCAACCCAGTAAGGAACCCCAGCAAGAATCTCTATCGTGCCAAGAATACTACTTTACATCGGAATAAACCAAGAAATATCTCCGCTCGCCATATCGTACCCTAGAACAGGTATCTTGGATAGCGTCGTCACACTTGCGCCGGATTGGGGAGGGATGCCGCGCACGTTGAGACCAGCGATTTGAGTGTTCGATGGACCGCCCGGTTTGATGATCGCGGACGGCGCGGAAGGCTTCCCTGTCCTCGCCTTGTCCTGCTGCGAGTACATGTGATCGTAGAGGAGGCGGAGGTCTTCGTCGAGCCGAGGGCCGTGGCCTTGGGGATAGTAACGGCTCACCGAGGCACCATAGGATAGCTGTCGTCAGGGAGGAAGTAGGCGTTCCCGAACTCGTCATAGTGGGATGGCAACACGCCCCCATGCGCCAGCAACTTGAACCCCGCGTCTCGAATCTTCCGGCAGAAGTACACATCATCCGTCATCTCGAAGTGAGTCGCGTGGGATTCCCACGCCAGCAGTCCCAGATCCTTCGCCTGCGCGACCGAGGTCACATCGACGAACCAAGGCTTCGGCAGCTTGAGTAACGCCGAGGTGCGGATCATCATGCAGCCGGTAGCGATCACGCCGCACTCGAATATGTCCCCACGCTTCCATCGCCACATTGGACCGGAGCCCTCGGACTCGAACACGAGCGGCGAAGGGGGATTCGTCTTAGTAGTGTAGATGCCAGCGCACACGGCCACGTCGTCGTCAGCGGAGTCAAGCGTCTGCATCAGCTTGTAGACAGTATCCCTCGGAGGAGGATTATCATCGTCGATGAACAGGAGATTCCGCGCGTTCACCTGAACCGCCATCTCCGCGACCGCTTGCCGCGCCACGTCCCGCTGGATTCCCTTCTGCATCAGGAATATTCGATTCGATCCCGGCGGGATTTCTAGCATCCCCAAGGCGAATCCCCATTCCGGCGGGCAATAGCGACCAGAGCAGACGAGTCCGACGGCCACGCCGATGTTCTTGGAGATGTGCTCTCCGCCAACGAAGGCCCACTCTTCAGCGACTGGAGATAATTGTGGAGGCTTAACCGGACGCTCGGCCCACCGCAGGCCGGTGTGCTTCACGAGATCGGCGATATCAACCGGGACGATACTCATATATGCGCCTCCGCCCCCACCTTGCCACCGAGCGACTTGTAAGTCAAGTAGTTCCCCTGACGGCCCCAGTTGCCGACGAGGATTTCCCAGTCATCGAGGTAGAGTTGGAACGGCGCGGCGCTGGTCGCCTTGAAGAAGTACAGTTGTCCCTTGTTCGCTGTCAGCACTTGGAGAATCTTCTCGTAGGCTCCTCCGGTCGAAGGCAGCGTGATCACGGCTGGAGATTGTCCATCGAAGCTGGTGATGGTCACGGTAACAGGCTGTGTAGCTGCATACGCCCCGACGATCCTCTGGATATGCGAGTACCCGTTGTACCCGAACGATGTTCCCTGCGTCTGCCATGTCTCCGCCGCCTCCGGTGTCGGCTGACTTACCCATACCATATCAAACATCCTCCACGGAAGCTGATCCGTGGGCTCAATGCGAACGAGGTGGGCGATGAACGGCGTGTTGAACGAGTACGCCTTCGTCTGCTCGCCGTTGTGCTGCACGATAGGCGTGAACGGATGGATCGCGCCGGAATCCGCGTCCCGCACCTGCAATCCCTTGACGGCGTTAAAAGTATCCGCGTGCAGCACGAATCCCTGCCACCACGCGGCGGGCTGCGCGGAATCGTCGTCCCCAGCGGAATACCAATCGGTGAATCGGTCGTCGATGGTCTCTGGCTTCGGGATCAGCGACGGTTGCCAGATGTGAACCTTCGTCTGCGTCGTGATCGAAGAGAAGTCGTCCGTCCACGTTGTCATCAGGCCAAGGAAGTCGGAGAGCAGTTCTCCGCCGAGGGAGATCGGAGTCTGGAGCCGGGAGGATTGCGGGCCGACGGCAACGGGAGGAGATGCCTGAGCGCCGAATGCCATCGGAGTCGCGGTGATCTGAGACGCAGGCGTGGAGTCCAGCCATAGGTCGCCCCACTGCATCCCGGCGCGAATATCTCCCCCCGGCCATTCGTTCGTGGCGATAGTAACTGAGATGGGAGTTATGAGATCGTTGGTTAGCTCCTGCTGCGATGCCACCACTCCATCCGTCAGACCATACACTAGTGATGGATATCGAGCGGTGTTCGACAACAGCGTTCCATCTTGCTGCTCGATATGGTAAGTCACCGTCGCGGCGGTTCCGTAGGAATCCAAGGACCACGCCTTGCGCTTGCGGTCATATACAAGGGTTCGATAGATATTAAGGGTATCTTTATAGCTCGCGTAGATGAATCCATTCGCTGTCTCGATCCTAAAGGTGGCTGCGCTGGAATAGTTCGGCGGCGTGTAGGTAATCGGGCCGTAGGTGACTTCTTGTCCGACCACGCCGTCGTGCGGGAACAGTGGATAGAGGTCCGCGTCGGTCAGCGATCCTTCCTTGCTGTCCCAGATGCCGTCCTTGGCCCACCAAGTTATCGACGCGCCGTCGGTGCATTTGCCATAAGGAGCCGCGAGTCCGCGCGGGATCGCCTGCTGGACTGGATTGTAGCGTTGCGCTTCGTTTTCGAGTTGCGGGTAAAGCCGCCACCAGCGTTCCGTGGACGCGATATAGGACACCCCGTCGATGATTTCTCCGCCGAGCAGGGGCTCCGATGGCGTGCTCAACTCCTGCGCGTAAGTGTCCGGCGCGGAGTCGGGATTATTAGTCTTCGATGTCGAGAAGAATCCGGGGCGCAGCGGATCGCCCGTGGCGAAGAACGTCCCGTCGGCGTCCGGTCCCCACATGTACGGGAGGCGTTGCTGCGCGAGCGCGGGCTCGTAGATCGAAAGAGTAGAGTTGGGGGAGTATCCGGCGTTCTCGACGAATCGTAGGAGGTAGGTCGTGCCGGATAGAAGCGTGGGCCGCGTCTGAAGCGTGTAGACGTTGGTCCCTCCGATCTTCACTTCGTTGCCGGGGAGGTAGCGGAGGATGTTGGTTGCGCCGGGGATGTTGACAAGGGCTAAGGTGCCAGTGACGACGCTCGCGGTGACGTTCAGAGGGATGTCGATGGACGGCCATGGCTGGTAATTGTCGAAGTCCAACGCCTCGCCAGCGTTCGCGGAGTCGTCGGAGTAGTTATCATAAAAGTAAGGACTCCCCGCCGAGGGAATCTGCCCGATATAACGCCACGAAGTTACCGTCCCGCCGTAGCGGAAGATATCCCAAGTGTCGATCTGCGGATCGTAAACCGCCGATGGGCATTGCACAGTCACCTGTTGCCGCCGGGGATTCGTGCCGTAGCGGGTCGCAGGGGAGGGATTCCCTTTGACTCCGGTGACCGAGGATCGTGGCCGCACGCGATAGAGGTAAGGTGCGCCGGATGCTCCCACGTCAGGCGAGTATCCACCTTTGACATAGACCGAGTTGAACGAGACGTTGACGACCGCGCTGGCGTTGATCAGGATTTGGATCGCGTTGAGATTCTGTAAGGTCTTCGATTCGTCGTTGCCGACGCGGGTCAGTTCGGTGATAGCAAATTCCAACTCGCCCCATTGGGAAGTCCCAGTCGCGGATTGCCCGCTGGTGAATGTGGGTCCCTGATTGTTCGTCTCGGCTGCTTTCTCCTCATCGATGGCAGCGCGTTGCGCGACCAGTTGCGCCACGCCGAGTTGCGTCAGGCCATTGGAAACTCCGAGCGCGATGTCGTTCGGGCGGATGGCGTAGTAATAGAAGTTCTCCGTGAAGCTGCCGTCACCCACATCGAACAGGATCTTCGCCTCGGTGAGGTTATCAAGGTTATCGACGTTCAACGAGAGGTGAAGGTAATCCTGCGGCTGCGCTTCGGCGATGGAAAATGGATTGACGTTCTGCGGCGAGGTAACAGTGCCGACTGTATTGCCACCGCTAGGAGTCACCGAGAATAGAACATCCGGCGAGGTGATAGTCATGCCGACGGCGGCTCCGGGGAGGAATACGGAGATCGCCGGGACTCCCTTGATCGTCTCGGCGGCAGTATGATTGACGGTCGTGAACGTGGTAAAGCATACCGTCCCGTTCGGTCCAGTCTCGACATCGTAGACGAAGCACACCTCCGAGCCAATCTGGACGAGGCATCCCCGACGGAGGGACGCCAGCACACCTTCCTCGTAGATCGAGGCGTCGTCGATCCCAGGACCAGAGCCAAGAGAGGTGGGGACCACAACGCATTCCCCGGTGGTGCCGCTGAGGTAGGCGATCCCCTGAATGCTGAGCGATTGCGGCAGCGGCGGATAGACATCCTCAACCGTGTAGAGACCGGAGTTAATGATGATCGCCATTCCACGTTGATAGCCAGCGATTCCTGTCGCCTGCTTGAGGATTGATCCGTTGTTAAGCAGCACGAGCGCCTGATTATTCACCCACTGTGAATAGTCGATCTCGATGGGATAGTTACCAGCGGCAGGAAAGTTGACGACGAATGTCTCGGTGCGATAGCCAGATTCGTTGGTCCCCCCGACGGCGGCAGAAGACCCAGCGGAGAAAGTGTACCCGTTGACCGCCGTCTGCGTATGGTTGAAGAAGGGATCGGCGGCGGGACCGCTGACCAGCTTGGCCCCTTGGATAGCGAATATGATTCCGTCGTCGTGGTTTATGTTGATGGTGTAATTCCCTGGCTGCGGAACGAACAGAGACGCGAGAACCACCATGTCATAGTTCTGATATCCGACCGTCCCGCCTGCGGTTGGCACTGGGACGTATCCAGTGATCGTCCCTGTGGCGCTCACCTGCGCCCATTCCATCGGCTGCACGATGGGATCAGTGGTGCCGTTGTACTGTGGCGGGTTGAACATAATCGAGGAGCCCGCGCCGGTCGCGGATGCGCCGCTGGTCGGAGTCGGGTAGTAACGTCCGAACGCGCCTTGCTCATAGGAGAGTCGAGGCCAGAGGTAGGCAAGGACAGTGCCAGAGAGATAAACGCCAGCGGCAAGCGATCCACCGCCTGCGACTTGCACGGATGCGATGCCAAGTCCGGTCGGATCGGGGAACACTCCCTGCACGACATCGTTAATGCGTCCGCCGATGCTGAGACCGGATGCCACGCCGCCGGTTGTGTAGGAGCCGCCAGCAGGCTCTCCCATGAAGGCCAAGTTGAAATTGCTAATGCCTACGCTAGGGGCGACCTGAGGTTCGGCGATTCCGGCGTTATGTTGGATCACGGCATCCGATGAGGACGGCGCGGAAAACTTCCGATAGTCGTTTCCCGTGGCGATATACATGTAAGGCGTTGGGGATTCGTTCGGGCGGAATGGAATCATCGCCGCGCCAAGGGATGCGCCGCCGCCAAGCATAGTGCCGACCTGAGCGCCGTTGTCGAGCCAGATTGTGTCGTTGCCGTTGCGCGTCAGGAATCTTGGCTTGTTATCCGAGTTGAGCGTCGAGTAAGCGCGGAGATCGGTGATGTTCGAGCCGTTCGTGGTGAATAGCTGTACCATGCCAGGGCGGGTGCGGAGAGAGTTGTCGGTGACGGCGCGGACGTTGACGAGGGCGGCGTATTTGCCGGGAGGGATGGCGTCAGGCGTGTCGGTGAGCTTGACGCCGCCATGGGAGTAGCGGAAGCCATCCTTCGGTCGCTGATAGTCGCTCACTCGTCACCGCCCGCTGCTGGATCGCTGTCCGGCGTGTATCGCGGATTCATATTCGCCTCGTCCTGCGAAATCGCATAGAGAATCTTCGTGAACTCTCCTTGCTCGGCCAGCTTCGACGAGTATAACGCAGCCAGTTGCATGAAGCGTTGCAGGAGTGGTTGCGTGGCGAGGAATTCCTCTCCGCCGCATTTGAACATCGCTAGGTGCTGCGCGTAGTCGAGGATCACATCGAACACATCCTGCGTTACCTGAAGGCAATCGCTGACGAGGACGGGCACCGGAGCATTCTCGACCACGGTCGCGGTCATAGAATAAGGACCAGCGTCCGGCGGCGGCACCACGATCAGGTTAAGCCCAGCGGTCATGGCTTCGGTTGGAGGTCCTTGAGCTTGGCCTTGCCATGTGGGATTGTAGAGGTCGGCGGACTTGAGGGCGTCGATTTGAAGAGGGGCATTATTCGCTCGAATAGCGAGAACGGCGGAGGCGGCGGATAAGAGAGCTAGACCTTGCTTATATCGACCCTCGGCATATTTGGCACGAAGTAAGTCCTTCGCATTGGATTCCTTCCCGAGTAGATCCGCCAGCGCTCCCCATTTCAGGACCCACGTCCAATCATCAGGGATCGTGAAGGTGCTCGCCTGCGTCGTCACCAGTTGCGGTCCCGCTTGGATTGTCACCAGATCATATTGCCCCGGGAGCGGTGGGACATCCGCGTCGAATGATAGAACCGGCTCAGTCGAGACACGGTAAGTGGATGGCGTCCCCGGCGGCTGGGTCGTGTAGGACGGCTGGTACGCGCCAATGCCCCAAGTGTCGTCTTGGAACATTGGGACGGTCGAGCCTTCGCCGGAGCCGGGGACGTAGGCCACGCGGCGAATCTCCAAGGTTGTGTTCGGTAGGTAAATGCGGTCCGGCGCGGCTACGGTCGTGAAGTGAGTGACAGAGCATCCGGTGACGCCCAGGATTTCATTATCACGACGCTGTACGGCATTAAGTATATCGTCGATATCGAACTGGAGCGATCCGGTCCAAGGTCCAGCCCCCACCACGGGTTCAAGCAAGTGATATTCGATAATGTTATACAGGTATTGGTCCGTGATCGTGTGGGGTCGGATAGTGTTTGGGGCCGTGGTAGCGTTGGTAATGTCATAGAACACAACTCCTTGCTGCGTCGGAAAGGTGAAGTCTCCGCGCCAGTACGATGTCAGCGCGTTCCAAGTGCGGAATGCCTCCTGCATATAGTAGACGAGTTCGGCAGGCGACCAGAACTGCATCGTCGAGTCGTATAGTCGATTGGCTAATTCCTGAAGCGCAGTGCCGAACGGGAACGGGCATTGCTGCACGACGATCTGGTCGATGGGAGAGGATACAGACGCGAGGTATTGAGAGTCGCCGGAATACGACGCCTGAACCGGATGGATGCCAAGCGAGAGCGACGAGGTAGAGTACTGCGCCTGCGAGACTCCGGTCGAGACCGCGCTGACCGCGACCGTGGCGACGTTCGATCCGTCGATGTTGAAGGTTACGGTGCCTGTAGGAGAGCCGGTTCCGCCGGGACCGTTGACCGTGGCGGTAAAAGTGACGGATGCGCCGACGAAGGAGGGGTCGTCGTTGCTGACGACGGTGGTGGTTGTGGCGACGGTGGTCACGCTGTCCTGAATGTAAATCCCTGCCGCATCTAACTGCGCTGAAGCTGCTGTCCAGCTATAGGTCGGTTGCTGCGTGCCAGAGGATGACAAATATCCGCTGGCGATCTGATAGTCAGATAGGACCGTAAGCTGATCGAGCGTCCACCCCCCGGTGACCGAGAACGACGCAGGAGGGAACGCCGCGCCGCCAGCGCATCCCGAGAAGTACATCGTCGTCCCCGTACCAGAGCCTGCCATCGCCGCGAGTTGCACGCTAGTGGCGAAATGGCTGGTCTCGAAGGCGTGTGTGCTGTGACTACCGCCGCCATTAACCCCGCCCTGATTAACGTACTGGAGTCCGGTGCCGCTGACCTCAAATATGCCAGCGTAATAAAGATTGTTCGACCCGCCGTGGGTGCTAGTAAAGGTAATCGAGGAACAAGTTTTAGTGGATTCGAGCAGCCAGAACACCGCGTTGAATGGAGCGGAACCGCTGGTTATGCCAACCGGGGAGAAGGATTCCCCTTGATCGCTGATAAGCGTCCATTGCTGACCGAAGTCAGCGATCACATAAACGAGTACCCAGTTGCTTGCGGTGGATTCGGCGGACAGGGATACAACCGGATTCGTGCTTCCGCCGACGGAGTGGAAGTAAGTGCTATGGACGAGGGTAGCCACACGTTACTTGCTGCCTCCCTTGCGCTTCGACTTCTTCTTCGACTTCTTCTCGTTCTTACGTTTGTTCTCAGTCGCGTAGAAGACCCGTTTAGCCGTCTCAGGGTCGTAGGTCTTCTTCATCGACGACATCACCTCGGAGCCGTGACCGCCGTAATGTTTCGAGATCGGCATCAGGGCATCCGTCGGCCTGTCTGATTCACCGGTTGCGCTTCTTCTTCGACGTTGCGTCCGGTCTCGGAGTCGTGGCGCTCGGTGTGAGTCTTCGTCAGGCCGATGGTCGGGCGCTCCGCGATATCCTTCACGTTCATCCCGTCGCGCTCGCAGGACCAGGGATAACCTTCCTTGTTCGCCATCAGAAGGTCACCTTCGCTCGCAGCGATTCCAACTGACCCATCGTGACCGGCGTCCCTTGGACTTTCTCCAGCGCGGTGATAGCCGCTTCTACGTCGGTGATGATAGCCTGCTCCGCGCCGGTTCCCTTTAGGTTCGCCAGCGTGGTTGATAACAACGAGAGTACAAGCTCAACGATTGAAATCATGGTTTCTCCTTTACTGGATTATCGCTTTGAGTTCAGTGACGAATGGAGTCGCGTTTGAGATCGCAGCCGACAGCGCCCCTTGAGCGGACTTTACCGGGGTGCAGGTGGTAGTAAGCGGCGTTCCAGGGCTGAATCCACAATAGGCTTCGTCTGCGGTAACAAGAGCGTTCTGCGCGGCGACAGCCTTGTTGATAAGCGTGCAAGCCGTAGCGGTTGGAGTGGTGGTGCAAGCGGATTGATACTGTGTCTGCGCGGCTGCGATAGCTCCGCCGAGAGCGGCTGCGGTATCTCTGGCTTGCTGTTCCAGTGATTCGCAGGCGATCATTGATAGACACCATACCAATAGTGGCGCGATCAGAAATCTTTTCATGATTGTCCTCCTTGGACGTACTCCGCAAAAGTAGAATCCGGCGATACGCCGAGTTCCTTGGTTACGTTCGCTACCCAGACTATCCAGTTTCCAGCCCATTTCTTTGCTAATTCGGTCCACGTCATTTGGGGAGAGTATACAGCCGATTTCCCCTGAGCGATACGGGAAAGTTTGTTGTATAGCCATTGCCAGCCGGTTTCGGCATTAGGGAAGCAGGTGACGTTGGAGCCAGAGTGAGGCTCGCCGCCAAATTGGTCAAAGCCGTCGGAGAGGTCGCCGGGATTGTTGAGCCGGAATGGATTCGACGTGGGGAGGTTGTAACCTTCCGCGATGGCGATGGCTTGGGCGATCTGCCAGAGGCGGTCGCCGGTCGGCCAAGTGCTGCGGTCTGAGGTAATCATGCGAGGAACGCTCCAAGGATCGCGCCGGTAGTCCATCCTACAAAGTCCTCCGTGTTGTCCCAGAAGGTTTGCGGCGGATCGGTCTCGTCTCGGGCATCGAACCAGTATTCTTTGATCCCCCCAGCGACCATCACAGCCCCCGCTACGATCCAGCGATGCGGAGAGTGCTCGACGACTAACGCGGCTACTCCGGCATGGGCGAAGAACGCCACGAACTGAATGTTCTGGCCCATGCGGGCGATGAAGTTGGAGAAGGCGCTTACCATGCTATCAAGTTCATCCCTGTAACGAACTCCGAGAATCCCAAATTCTGATTCTGCGCTCCGTCCAAGTCCTGTTGGAACTGCGGATACAGACCGTCCGGCCATCCCATATTTGTCATCTTGAGGTTCTGCAAGGCTACAGGAATCGGGTAGCCTATTCCGTCAATCACAATCAACTCATAAGAATAGGTCTCATTGATATCGTCTACAGAGCCGATGTGCGTAAAGTGGTGCATGGCCCCAGATGCAAGCTCTGGAACTGTCCATCCTGTATTCACCCAACCATTGTTCTGGTTGGAGATATCCAATTCATAGCCGACAGCCTTCTTGAGCAACTGACAGGCAAAATTAGCCGCCATGCCTTTAAGGAATCTCCACCAATCCCGCTCTCGCGCCCATACACTGCTCGCGTTCGAGTCAACGCCGAGATCATATTCAAGCATGAAGTGAGTCGCGCTGACGGAGGGAGGAAGTTTTTGATACCAGAGCACGTTAGCATTGGTAGGCTGAGTTGCGCCTTGGATGGTAAACAGCCGTCCGTTGCCAATCGGCAACGAGAGTGCGGTCTTGGCAGGGCATCCGCCTGCGCCCTGGACGCCGTTATGACACTGAGTAAATCCATTCTCGATGTTTTGGTAGATCATTGTTGCAATTTCTCCAACTCTTTTTCCAGTTCCTTGATGCGGTACTTTATGGCAAGCAGGAGCACCGAATCCGTTTCGACTTGTTGATGCCGTTTCAATCGCGCGATCTCCTTGCGTAATTGGGCTTCATTCATTTCTTAAAATACAGCAGAACCAGAGTGGCAACAGCCACCAAGCTCGCCAGCACTCCGGCCAGTGCCCCCCATGTTACAAACGTCCGGCGCTCGTCAGAAATCTGCGCCCGGAACTGGTTCATCTCTTGCAATCGTCGGCTGATATCCTGCTCGGCTAGTTGTATCGCCTTCTCCTCGCCTAAGTGCCGAATGTCATCCTGATTCGAGTGTGCAGTCAACGCTTGCTTGACGATTGCGATCTCAAGCATCAACTCCCTGCGAAGGTGCTCGATATCGCGGTCGCCCATGTCATCGCAGGGGATGCGCCAAGCCCCAACTCCCAAGCAAAAGGCTCAAGAAGTAGCACGCCAGACTTGCCCAGCCCAAATGCCAGCGGAAGTTGGGGGATGGGGCGTAGGGGCCGACAAATACCGCAAGCACGGCCAGCACGAATGCGAACACGAGCAAGATAGTTGAAATCATGGTTTCTCCTTTTACCGGGGCGGTAAATCCCCGTTATACGACCAGTCTGTCGCTTCCTTGTCCGCTTGCGATGCCTCATATTGCTCATCTTGCGGATACACGTAGATTGTGGACCCATTCAGGCCGATGTACTCAACCGGATTCGCCCATGCATTCCGGTAGGCGTATTGCGGCTCGCCTTCTACGCCCTCGGTGACTGCGGTGATCGCTTCCTCGTAGGTTGCCATTATCGCTCCTCCTCAAAGTGCCCGTTCGGGCCTGTGAATGTGTTGCATTCGCCGTCCTCGTTGCTGGCGATCTCGAACTGGACCTCGTAGATATGCCCCGCGTCGAACGCTGGCGCAGGCTCGTGCGTGCAGGTGGCGAACCGAAACTCTCGCGGATCGCCGAGCTTCTGCGCGAGGGCGTGGTAGGGATCATATCGCTCCAGCACCTTGATCTTGTAAGGCCCGCGTTCGCGGTCGATGCGCTGCGTGTTCATATAGGAATAAGTCACCGAGGACCCAGCCACGAATCCGATCAGGCTCACCAGCACTAGCGAGACTCCGTGAAACTCAGTCAATAGTCTTACGTATAGGATTGGGATGGGTAGCTTCCAGAAAGGCGACTTTCCCTTTAAGTTCCTCCACATCCTTACGCAGAGCGTCATGACGCGCAGCAGAACGAAACCATAGCCAGCTAAGAGCGCCAGCAATGAACCGTAATGAATCAGAGTTGAGTTCCCAAACCAGTCGGTTATTTGCGTCCACATTGTTCGTCCTTCCGGCCAGAGCCTACGCTCCCTCCGCTTTCCGATCTTCTGGGGCTGGAGGATTTGCTATCTGTGCTTTCGGCAGAGGCGGTGGCATCTGCGGGAGCCAGTCCTTGAGATACGGAATCTTGCTGACGGCGAAATCCAAGATCGAATCCACGCCTAGTCCGAAGAACAACGCGAATACTGCGTAGTGAGGAATCGGGGAGTGGATCTTCCAGCTAATCCCGGTCAGAGATAACGCGTCACTTAGAAGCTCGGGATAGAAAGTCAGCCAATAGACCCCCGCTCCGCAGATGGCTCGGACCAAGAGAGGTGCCCAACAGCGGTCGAGGAATTGCTTGTAATCGTTGGCGATAGGGTTCGGCCCCGTGATCAAGTAATAGGCTCGTTTGAGAATGTAAACGAGTTCTCCGATCACGAACCAGAGCCATAGCCAACATAGAGATAACAAGGTCATCCAGTTTCCTCACTGCAACGTGATGAGTGCATAGTAGATGTATACCACCAAGGTCCCGTTTCCTAAAGTCATATCCGATCCGCCGGACGCGCCGATGGTGAACGGTTGATTAGCTGCGACCGTCAATGCCGCCCGCGCCACCACTCCATCGAGGAATCCGATCTGAGACGCGGTTTGATCGAAGAATCCGGTCTCGGCAAAGGTCTGCTTGAGCGCCGAGCCAGCGTTGTTGTAATCGAGGATGATGGAGTCGCCGTTGATCGTGTACGCAACAGTGCCGTATTTATATTCGAGGACGATCTGCGTCGGATAGATGACGACGCCCGCGCCGGGGGCTGGGACGAGAGTGATCGGCGTCCCATGGAGCGCAAGGAGCTGAGCGGAGGTCAGGGTGACGGACGCCGAGAGAACCGGAGTGTTCCCGGTCTGCTGCACGAACTGGCAGGTTGCGATCTGCGTCGTGCTGGTTCCGAGCGCGGCGGTCGGTGCCGTAGGGACGCCAGTGAGCGCGGGAGATGCAAGCGGAGCCGCGCCGGTCACCTGGCTGACGGTATAATCGCCGGTCTGAGGAGTGACCGCGCCCGTGCGAGCGTTCCAACTGGTCACGCCGATAAACGGGAGGTTGGCTTGGACGAAGGCGCAGGTGGCAAGCTGAGTCGTGTTCGTGCCAAAGGCTGCCGTCGGCGCGGTTGGAACTCCGGTCAGCGCGGGGGAAGCAAGCGGCGCGGCCCCGGTGACCTGAGAGACGTTGTAATCTCCGCTGACCGCGACGACCACTCCTGTCCGACCGAATACTGAAGTGACCGGGATGGATGGCAACGCAGCCTGCACGAAGGCGGTTGTGGCAAGCTGCGTTGTGTTAGTGCCGAAGGTCGCGGTCGGGGCAGCGGGGATTCCCGTGAAGGTGGGCGAGGCTAAAGGAGCCGCGCCTGTCACCTGCGATACGTTATAGTCTCCGGTCTGGGCGATGACGGTGCCGTTGCGACCGAAGACGGAATTGACGACGCCACCGCCGCCTGCGGGATCGTTGAGCAGGATATCGGGGATCGTGATCGGGGACGCGGGACCGGACCCAGAGTTGTTCGAGAGGGTCACGTCATAGCGATTGTTCGCCGCGTAGAAGGTGAATTGACCGTTCGAGTTCGCGGTGAAGGGATTCGAGAGCGGAGTGACGCCATTGTCGGAGTAGATCGACGCGAGAGTGCCGGAGCCGTGGAGGTAGACGGAGACGAAGCAGAGGGGATAGGAGCCTTCGACGACGGTGGTCGAGGAGAGGCCGGAGGTGACTACGGAAACGTCTCCTTGCTGTGCGAAGTTGGAGTATGCCTGCATTAGGATTGCACTCCTGCGAATCCTGGTGATGCGACTCCGCCCTGAGTATTATAGAAGGCAAGCCACTTCGCGTAGTTGGATCGCGTCCGCGTGGCGAACCAGTTGTCAACTCGATCCCGGTCCATCTGACGGTACTTACGAAATAGAGTGTCGTATTCCTTGTTCGCCGCTCCCATCAGGAATTTGAAATCCGGCCCTGAGTTACGCGGGGTGAGGTCCTTGTTCGCCTCGGCCCATTCGTAGGCGTAATACTTGGCGCGGGCAATCACGACATCCTGTCCGATCACATAGGGAAGCTGGTCGGTTGGCTTGGCGAGGTCCGGCCCGAAGCGGATGCCATAGAGCTGATAGTTCACGTTGAAGGTAGGAATCCCCCACAGGAAAAACATCAGCGATCCGTAGGTTGGCGATGCTGGATTCTGGTCATCTTGGTAAGGGATCACATCCGAAGGGATGCCGTACCAAGTCCGCTGCGGGTCTTGCACGTCAATATCGCGCATCTGGTAGCGTTCGGTGTAGAGGTCGATGAAATCCTGCATGTCGCGGACGCTGATCCAGGTGCGGAAGTCCTTAATCGGGGAATTGGCGACGATGGGGACGTAGTAGCACTGGAAGATCGAGAACTGGGCTCCGGTCAGCGACGGTTCTCCGTACCAACGGTCGAGGGTTGCCACACCAGTTGAGGGATTCCATCCCCAGATATTATAGATGCCACCGCTGGCGATGCGGAACTGACGCTGGGTGATGAGGGAGTATGGCTGGGAAGAAGCGAGGGCGTTAATGGCGGCAGTAGCGGTGGCATCAAACGTGACAGACGAGGAACCTTGGATGGTGGTGACGGTGCCGGTCGAGGCGAGCTGGGGCGGAGCGATCCACTGGCCCTCGAAGAGTTGGAACGACCAAAGGTTCTGACGGCGGAGATCGGCGTAGGCGCGATTGATGAGCGTCTTCGTGTAGTTGAAAGAGAGCTTCGGCACCGCGCCGCGCAATTCGGTCTGAAGGTCTAGTAACGCCATTCCCGATCCCTGTTAAAAAGGCGCGACCGAAGCCGCGCCGTTAAGTATACCGCTCCCCAATCGCTACACACAGTCGAGCGTCAGGCGCACGTACTCCGCTGACAGGTTGGTCGCCGCGTTAGCTTCGGTTGAGATCGCGCCGAAGGCGGCGGATGTCGTGTACCACTGCACGGTGAATTTGGCGACGGCTGACCCTGGTTGCGTCTGCGTGGCCGTGTTGAGCTTGATGTTGACGATGTAGTTGCCGGAGTTGGAATAACCAGACCACGACGCGCCTGCGGACTCGAATCCACCCACGCCCACGTCGGAGGCATTGACCACATCGCCCACGCCAGTCGCGGCGACGTATTGCACGTAGGAGGCAGGACCATAGTGGTCCACCTTCATCTGAATCTTCGCGCCGACTGGTTGCGGGTATCCGTAGACTATCGTGTTCGCCATTGCGTCTCCTTAAATCCGGCTGATGCCTCGGGTGATCGCCACCTTGACGACGGTCGAAGTGGTCACCGTGGTCAGCGATACGCCGATGATGGCCGCTGCTAGAGCCGCCGTGATGGTCGTGGTGGTGGTGTTGTCGGCGGTGGACGCCACGACGGCGGTGGCCTTAGCAACAACCAGCGAGCCGAGGACAGTCGAGGTAATTGTGGAGTCGAAGAGGACCCCCGCCACGCCCGCAACCTGAATCCAGCCGAGGTTCGCCTTAGTGATGGCGTTGATGAAGATCCCCGCGATCATCGCCGGGAGGGTGGTAGTCGCCTGCGCGTCTCCGGTGACTTGGTAGGCGGTTGAAGGCCCGCCGGATGCCGCTGCGGAGCCAACCGATGCGCCAGTAAAGAACGCGATCCCACCGACCGCCGCCGCCGTGGTCGTCCACGTCACATTGACGTACATGTAGATGCCACCGTAAAGTGTGCCGACAGCGGTGTCCGACAGCGCATAAGCGGTCGTGTCGTCAAGGATAATGCGGTCGCCGGGGATGTTCTGCTGGTACTGGGAGAACCCCGTTGGCATGGTGGTAAGCTGACCGCCCTGAAGCGAGTCGTTGACATCGTTCAGGTACTTGGCCGAAAGGTAAAACGGCGGCTTTACGAAAGTGTCTGCCATAGAGTCTCCTTAGAAACCAATTCCATACCCCTGTCCGTTGTCGCGTGGGGACAGGCAATAGACGTTCAGGGCGCATTTGAAGAAGCCCACGACCAGATCGGCGTTCGTCTGCGACCGGACCCACGGGGTGAAATTGAAGTTGTACTCCGGGTCGGTGGTCGGACGGACCTTCCAGCCTTGCGAGCGGAGGATGAACAGGGGCTCGCCGGGGCTGATGGTCTTGTTCGCCGGGAGGTTCGAGATGGATGAGATGCCCGAGGTCGCCGAAGTGAAAGTGGTAGGCTTGACGGCGGTCGTCTGCGACAGTCCAGTCGGGAGGAGCTGACCGTACTTCGTCGAAGGGCAGAGCTTATCCACCATGAACAGGACGGACATCACGCGGAATCCGGTCACGCCCATTTTGACATCTTGTTCCTCGCCGTAGCGTTGCTTGGGATCGAGGCGTTCGAGCGCGTAGGCATAAGCGGCCTTGTTCATGATCCCGGTGTCGGGAGGCTGAACGCAGTTGAGGATCATCTCGACCAGAGGCTTGTAGGCGAGCTGGCCCGTGTTGCCGTTCTGATCGCCGAACCAGATGGGGACGGAGTTGAGAGTGTTGCCAACCGCGCCGTTGCGGGTCTGGCCGCCGTAGGAAGTGAATATGTTGCCGTCCCAGGAGTTCGTTACGCCGTCGTTCATGGCCTCGGCGAATCCGTTGATGTAGACGATGCGGTTCGAGCCGGAGATATTTTGTCCGTGATGAAAGATGTCGATGCCAAGGTCGGTGTTGAGCGACTGGACCGCGTTCGTCATGTAAGCGTCGATGATCTTCACCTTGCCAGCGGGACCAGCGTTGATGACGCCGACCTGGAAAAGGTTGACGCCGATCTGCTCAAGATATTCCTTGGGCTGGAAGGCGGTCGCAGCGAGGATCTGCACCTGCGACACGTTCACGTCGGTGCCAGGAGCGATGGCTCCGCCGTTCACGCGGTTGTACTGGAATGGATTCTGCATGGCGGTGCCGCCCGCGTAGTCGTCGAGCGCGCCGGACATTCTCATTTTTCTTAAAGTTGTACTGTCCACAAAAAAATTATCTATCACAACGTCGTCCTTCAGATCAGCTAACGTAGTGGCAGAAATTTGATCGAAGCTTGGGTCCGCTGTGAGGTTAATCGACACGAACGTCGCGGTAAAGGACCACGACATCACGGCGGGACGCTCCATAAACGGAGCATCGTTAAAATCTCGAATGCGCGAGAAGAATTTCATAGTTAGTTCTCCTTAACCCTCGGACCCTTTGCGTTCAGTTTCTTTATTTCCGAATGTATCGCGTCACGATACGCGTAATCCTCTTCAGACACTCTTTTATGTTTGCCATTGTGATTTGAGTCGATGTGTTCCTGAAGCTCCATCAATAACTTCGCCTGCGAAGACTTCAATAAGAACCACGGCAAACAGTTATAGAGAATCCAGCAAGCGCGTCCAGCCGTACAACTCCACGTATAGGAAGTTTTCCATTTCGGATTGCTATGGAATCGCGGAACGATATGCCCACCAAACGTCTCCTGTAACCACAGGGGAAGAATCTCGTTAGTGTTGAGAATTACGATTCGCACCTGTACCTTTCGCGTCTTCTTATACGGGTTGATTTGAATACAACCCTCGCCGTCGATGAACGCGGCCATGCGAACCCAGTCATAGACAGTTGGTTTGAGGCCATCGAACTCCTCAGCCTTCCACTGACCACGCCTGCCCGCCGACTTGTAAACGCCGCTCATGGACTATGCGTTCCCCGCGATATCCGGGTGTGCCTGCAAAACTTTGTTGATCCGAGAGTTGACCTTCTCGGAGTCCGAACGGTTCCACGGATGCTGCGCGTCGGACGCGGACGGAACCTTGCCGGTGAATGGGTTGGACGACGGCGAGCCGAAGCCGAGGGCAGGGTTGACGGCGGACGCCGGATGCTCCTGCTTCCACTTCGATACCGCGTCCTCGCCGATCTTCTTATCGCGTTCAGCTTGCGCGGCGGCGGATTTGGCGGCGCGAGCGGCTTCGACGCCGAACTTGGCCTTCCAATAGGTTTCGACATCCTGCCCGGCGGCGGAGGCTTCAGTCTTAAGCGTGCGCCATGAGACAAGAGGGAGGCCGAGCGCGGAGTGCTCCTGCGCGAGGTCGGCGACCAGGGTGATCGAGTCGGCGGCTTTGACGGCCAGTTCGTTGAATTGCTCGCGGGGGACGAATTTCGCTGGGTCGAAGGTTGGGGCACCGCTGGCGGCGGCTGCGACGGCGGCAGCTTTGGCTGCGTCATCGTTCGCTGCGACTTCGATGAGTCCCGCGTCCTGTAGCGCCTTCAATCGAGCACGTTCTCCCGCGAGAGTCGCCTCGGTCGTCTTCAACTTAGTCTCGGTCTCAGTGACGTAAGGGAGAGCCTGCTCGTTGTACCATTTCTGATAGGCTTCGGATTGCTTGGTGGCCTTGGCAGCGGCTTCGGTTGCAGCGGCGAGGTCGGCTTGCTGCTTGGCGTAGACGCGCTCGGCCAAGGGAGTTGCCAGAATCTTGATATCGTCGTCGGTCGCGCCTTGTGATTTCAGTAGCTCGGCATACGTCATAACGCCTCCTTAGTTATTTCTTCACCGCGCTCTTAATCTGCGCTTGCGCCGTCGCGCCCTGTGAGTCTGTGGCGATCACGCCGAAATTAACCGCCGTGCCCGCTGGATCAGTCGGCGTGCCACTGATGCCAATGATCCCCACGCCTTGATTCTCGTCGAGGGCGAGGCCGTTGGGCAGAGTCCCCGGAGTGGTGATGGCTGGATCAAGGGCATAGGTATAGGGGGGAACGCCGCCGGACACGGTAGCGATAGTGGTCTCGGGAAGCACTACCCCGGTCTGCGGATCGAGCGTAAAGGTCGTGGGTGAGATGACGAGAGGTTGTGGCGCGGAACCGATGGTCCCGGTGACGACTACTTCGACTTGTGACATATCAGGCTCTCCTTCAATAATGATACAAATCTTAATCATGGCTCCTGCCTACTTCAGTACGATAGGACGCGGAGCCAAAGTCGATGATGCCGCTGGCACTTCAACGCCAGCGCGGGTCGCAGGCACATTCCCCTTGACCACGCCCATCGCAAGCTGCACCTGCTTGACCGCCTCGGCGATGAAGGTGGAAGTCTCAGGGAAGCGCTTCGAGATCGCCCGCAAATGTCCCATCGCTCCGGCGAAGGTCTGAATCCCGGCGGTAAGATTCTCCGTCTTGTCATTCAGCGCAGATGTCGCGGCGATGGTGCGGTCGAGGATAGCGAGTTCGGCGTTCGCGGCAGAACAGAATGCGTCGTTCGAGAGCAACGGCTGAAGGTCGGAGGCCGAGGTTCCGGCGTTCGCGGTTACTAATGATTGCACTGTGGTTGGCTGTGACATATAAATTCTCCTTATCCGTTCACGGGAGGGGCCGCTGGTTCCGATGGTTGCGATCCCTTCATCATTGCCATTTGAACCTCACGCATCAGTTGGTTGATCTCCGAGATCGGCTTCGCTGCCGCCGGGAACTGTTGCGCGATGGAACGTAATCCTTGTACGACTTGGATCACCATCTTCGATCCCTGTTCGAGCTTGGGGTTCGGAGTGGGAGCCGAGGGTGATGCCGCGACGGGGGAAGTCGGAGCCGTCGGTCCGCTCGGAGGCGGTGGCATCGTGGGTGAGGCTGCGGCCATCGAGCTAAACCTTCGCCCGCGCTTGCTTCCGCGCCTTGCCCTTGCCCATTTGAGAACCGCGAACTCCAGAGCCGCCGGATTTGCCAAAGGGCTTCTTCTGGCCCATCTTGGTCCGTGACATACCAGAGTCAGACATGTCGGTCTTGAGGGAGAATCCGTGTCCACCCTTGCCGCCCATGCGTGCGCCGGTTGATCGTCCGTATGCCATCTGCAATCTCCTTGGTGAAAGAGGGGACGGTGGGCGGAGGCCGCGCCGTCCCTTACCTCGGTTGATCCGAACTCGGAGAGCGGTTGTCAGGCCACTCGTTTCCGGGTCGGGGACGGTTATTTCTTGTGGCCCTTACGTCCTTTCTTGCGGTTTGCGACCGGACCAAAACTGGTTTCCATGTGATGTCCCTCCTTTCTAAGTTTGTACGCAAAATAAAAAAGCCCCGAGCGGTTAAGCTCGGAGCCTTCGGCTGCGTCTCGATGACGGCCTTAGAATCTCGTCAAGGTTGAGTGGAGCACAGGCGCGACTACGATGTCAACAATTATTTACGAAGTCAGCTTAGCCGTCTCCTCGAATCGTATCGAAGACGGCGCTCCTTGAGAGAGGTCGATGTGGAGGCATCCAGTCGCGTGCTCGGATCGGAGCATCGCCAGTACCGCGCCGACTACATCGAGAGTGATATCACGCGCAGTAACCGCGAACGTGCGCTTGCGGAGGATGAGATGCTGGTCGATGGGTTTGATCGCGGTTGTGCTCACTGGACTTGGGTGCCTCCGCCTTCGGATTGGGTGATCGTGGATGAGCCGTCGGTGCGCTGTTTCAACGCGGGCGCGGCGTTGCCCGACGGAGGACGACCTTCTGGGCCGGACTTTCCCGGAGCCGGTGCTCCCGGTTGCGATCCCTGTGCGAGGTCCACTCCGATCTCCTTCATACGAGCCGCGAACACAAGGTCCTGCTCTTGTTCATGTGCGGCCTTCTCCATGACGGTCGATCCGGGGATGATGCCGTAGTTCGGGATGCCCCACGAGTCGGCGATGGTTTGCGAGTCGATCTTCACTCCCACTTTTTTAAGCTGTATCAATCCTAGCTGCATCTTTAGTTGAGTGATCTCATGCACCGAGCGCGGCGTCGTTACATAGCGAAGATTAGAAGCGAACATCCGCGAACGCTGGATCTGATTATAAGCGGATTTAATCGGCTGCTCCGCCGTCCCCGGATTCTCTCCCGGCATGTGCGACGGGACAAGGGACGCGGGATCATAGTCGAAGTTCTCCAAGGTGATGTTATCCGAGCCGACGTATTGCATCACGCGAGCGGTCGGGAGGAATTGCATGGTGAGAAATTTAACCTGCTCCGCGATCTCGCGGATCGGAGGCTCCATCGAGCGGGACATATCTTCGATGATCGGGCCGGTAGCTTCCAGCAATTTCTCTAAGTCCGATCCCGCCATACGTGCCTGCGCGAGGGCCATCGCATCCTTGATCGCGTGCTGGGAGTCCATTGAGTTCGCAAGGTATTCGAGCCAAGTAAAGTCCGTGGCGTCGAGCTTGATGACGTTCGGGTCGATGGGCGAGGAGAAGGGTTTGTCAACTTGCGACCCGTCGAATCCGATGCGGGCGCGGGGCTGCATGGGGTCGAACGCCTTGGCCTCGCGAGAGGAGACGGAATTGATATCGTAGGCAAGCGGGGAATCGAGTTGCACCCGCTTCTTGTCCGCCATCCCGCGTTCCTGCTCCGTGATCGTCTGTTGAAGATCGTACCCGTCGCGGACCATCGAGAATCCCAGCGGCTCCCACGGCCAGTGGTCGGTTGAGAAGGGGATCAGGTCGGAACGCCCGTGCCACCAGAACGCGGTGCCGTCGTACATGCAGCAAGTTTCGCTACTGATAAGGAGTCGGCGGTAGGGATAGAGTCGAGCGTCGTTTTCATCCGCGATGGGATTGCCTTCACGATCCCTGCCGTGGCCGGAGGGCCATCGCTGGCCGATGTAGGGGACTTCGTAATACCAAGTGGACCCCGGCTCGCCCATCGGGATCATCGTAGCGGTTTTCTGGTTCGTCCCCGTGGTGTTCCGGCTGAGATCGCAGACGGTAGTGTAGCGGATCGGGATCATCAGATCGGGAAGGTTGGTCGGGCCGGAGGTGGTCGATTGGCCGAAGATGCGCTTCCAGATGTTCCCCTGCGCCGATTTGCGGATTTCGTTCGAGTACCAATAGACAGAGGAGGTCGGCTGGAGACGATGCTGGTAAAGCGGGAAGAGGGCGTGCGCCATGTAGATCGGCTGCTCGTCGAGGAGCGTCATGGCGTAGGCTTTCTGAAAGTTGCCGGACGGAGGGAGTTGCGTCGGGAGCACGCAGGGCGCTCCATAACTGAATAACTGGATCGAGCCTTCGCCGCTTACCAAGTCTCGCGTGTAGGTCGGTCGAATCCATCCGGTACAAGTCGCCGCGCAGTATTGCAAGGCTTCCTTGATCGCACGGTCCCAGTCGTTCTCAAGGAAGAGAGCGCGGATCAGAAGGTTGAACTGGTTAGCGGATTTCGCGTAGGCGGGATTGTCCGAGGAGTATCCCCACAGCGGGCGGAGTTTCGAGAGCACTCCGACGATCTCGCGGATGTTGCGCTTCAGGTGGTTGGTGTTGAGCTGCGAGCGGTACTGCGGGATGTCCGCCGACATCAGCTTGCCGGATATCACGTCGAGGGCTTTGCGCCAGTCGGAGGAGCCGCGCTGGGACTTGAGCCATGAGAGGCCGGTCTCCTGGCATTCTTGGAGCCATCCGAGCTTCGTGTCTTCCTTGGAGGCGGCGGGCGGGGCCTGCCACTGGCGGTAGTTGTCCTGCGATACTCGATCGTCGGAGAAGGCCATCAGCGTTGAACCTCTTGGTAGAACACGATTCCATTCACGGGATCAGTTACTCCCGTAAGGCGCTCAAGAATGCGAATACGCTTGCCAGTAACGATTCCGGGTATGTTTGGATTAGATAACCATTCACTGATTTCGAGGTGGGGAGGAGCTTCTAGAAGTTCCAGATTAGCGACAGAGAGATCAGAATTGACACAGCATAACCTCATAGCGACTCTCCTAGCGTCTCCTCGGGATTGCGCGGGCGGTCGTTCTCTCTCAACTCCAAGTAAGCGCGATCACAGACGAACCGCTGGCGGTACTTCGCTCGCTTCTCCTCACGCAACTGGATGTACGCTCGGATGAACTCGCGCTCGTATTCAGTGGTCACGGATGATGCCAGCCGTTGATGGAGGGAGTCGATGACGGATTTGCGGGCGGCGGCGAAGGTGGCGTCGTCGTGTTCCCACGCCGCGTGCTGCGAGCGGTAGGTCTGCTCCTGTAATTTCTTCTGCAAGCAGTCCACTTCCGAAAGAGTGTTGGCCTCACGGCGTTCATAACCAGCAGGACAAAGAGTAAAGTAGCATTCATCATTCGGGGGAAGCTGGACATCGCCGGAAGGGGACTCGAAATAATAGAGGTGAATCGCCATCACTAGCCAACCTTTTTACGCTTACGTAAGTAATCAATAAATTTCTTATCCCATAGGGCGTCGAACTGTAACTTGGCCCATCGTGAAGGTTTAATCTTATTCAGTTTGGGCTTTAGCGCCATCGGTCCAACTCCGCCGTCGAGGAGTAGATAATTTCACTCATAGTTATATCACGACTTCCGCTGGGTTTCGTAGAGAATGTCTGGCCCTTGTATGGTTCCACGTTGATCGGCGGAAGGGCTTGGTTCTCCGCCGCGCCGAAGCGCTTCTTCGAGCGCTCGGTCATCGACTTGAGATCGTTGACGATGATCTCGGAAATGGCGGCGGCGAATAGTCCGTCGTCATGCTCGCCTTCCTCATGCTCCTTCTTCTCCTTGCCGGACGCGGTGTAGTGGACCTCGAAGTGTTTACATTCGTCGATAAGCCATGGGGAGTTGATGACGTACCAGCCGTTCTGGACGGAGTGAACAAAGGAGTCAACGAGGATCGGGCGCGACCAGACGTTCGTGTACCAGCCGATCTTACGGGATTTCTGCTTCTTCAAGTCCTTGCCGTCGTAGCGAATGAACGAGGGGAATCGCGTGTAGCCCATTTTACGCATCTGGACTTGGGCCACGTCGCCGACCGAGGCGATTTGCTCGACGCCGACGAGGGGATTGCGGTGGGGAGTGGAGTCTTCCATGAACTTGGAGTAGTAGGCCGCGATGCACATGATGAAGGCGTAGGCTTCTACGTGGGAGACGTAGGCGGATCGGAATTCCGCGACCTGAATATCAGGCTGACCTCGGCGGGAGGCGGGTGCCGTAACACAAATGACCGTCGAATCTTCGCCCATGCCATTAGATGTGTCAACCCCGATGCTGTAGTCAATACCAGGGCTGGGAGGACAGAACACCATGAGCTTGCCATTCGCATACTCCCTGAAAGCATCCGGCTTGGTCTTGAGGGATTCGACAAATTGCATATCATGATGGAGGGGCAGCAACTCCCATCGGTACGCGTCACCTCGGTTGGAATTGTAAGTAACCACTTCACGCATTCGTGGCTTGTCTGGAGTGCCATAGTCGATGTCCTCCGGCGGCGGTTCGTGGTGGTCCTCAATGGATTGTCCGGTGAGGCCGAACGCTTGAAAGGTGGGGATCGCCGCGTTCTCCACTTCGATCATCACGTCATGGCCGAAGACGGATTCCTGCGACCGCTGCAAAGCTTCGATGTCGTCTCCGGCCATCTCCTGAAACCAGATGCCCTCCATGCCTTTCGCTTTGTGCTCCTCGTGGCCGACCTCCCAGAACCATTGCTGCTCGATAGGCATCCTCCAGTTGGGACCGAGTTGCTTACGGAGGAGAGGAGTGTTAGCGATGTAGGCTTCGACGCGGGCGACGTGCTCTTGGGTGTCGGGGAGGCGGTGCTCGTAGAAGGCTTCCGGCACCGGGCGCATTTTTAGCCACGCGGGTTTCGGATAGAGATCCCTGCCGATCACCCACGGGAAGAAGATCGGGCAGAGGCGGCAGGTGCGCGAGGCCCAGTTCGCTTTTGAGTAGTGCCAGGTTTCGGCCCACCAGCCTTCATCTCCCTCTCCAGTCGATTCGAGTATTCCAAATATCGACGGAGATGCGTGGACAGCCTTAAACAATGATGCTTCAATTTGTTCTTTTGCGTTGGTGAAAGACGCACACTCGGAGAGGTGATACAGCGTTGGAGTTGAGCCACGAGCGATGCCAGACATTTGGTTGCCGTGCTGGACATATACACCTGAGTTAAGTTGTCCAAAGGTGAGTTCTCCATTTTCCGTCTCCACGCGCGAGGTGTACTGGGGCCGCAGCCATATGGGAAGCATGTCGTAGCCCATCAGCAGTTTCTTCCCCATCATCTTCGATTTCTGACGGTCGGCGGAAGCGATGATGGCGTTGACGCCGTTCGAGAAGATGATGCGGAACATAATTAGGAGTTCGACGACGGTAGTCATGCCGAGCTGCCGCGCCTTCAGGATCATGATCTCGATAGCGGCGTCCAAATCTTCGAGGTCGGAGATCACGTTGAATAGGAGGAGTTGGGCAAGGCGAAAGGTGAACCGCTTGATGACGCCTTCCTCGTCGGTCACATAGCCGTAGCGGGTGATCGCATAGGCGTGGTCCGACATGACGAGAAGCTGCTCGTTGAGCATCCACTGCGCTTCCTCATGGGAGAGATTCTGGGTGGCGATGGGGAGTCCCGAAGGACCCATGACGTATTTCTTCCCCAGACGCAGGCGAGCCTCAAACTCGTCCACCTCCCAGACCTCATGATGCTGGAGGCGGATGGGATTGCCGAGGTCGCGCTGGAGGGATTCGGCGAGGGCTATTCGTCGCTCGACATGTCTTGAACAGTAAATGAGTCGTCCTCCTCGGAGTCGTCGGCGTCAATGGTTGTCAGCTCCCGGGAATCCCCCGGCATGATCGCGGGGATCGTCTCTCCGGCGGATTCTCCCGCGAGGATCGCTTGGGTCTTCGCCGGGAGGTTGAAGCGATTGACGAGGCCACGGATTGTGTTCTCTGGCGCGGGCGCGGCCACGGTAGTGGATTGCGCGGAGGACGCGGCGTTGGCAGAGGCGTTCACGTTCACTTGGACCTGGGAGCCTTTCGGCAGCGGGAGGAACGCCATGTGCTTCATCTGAAGGGTCGTGTGATCCACGTCGCCTTCCTTGGCGAGTTCGATGGACTTCCCGACGATGGCCGGGTGAGCTTCCGCCGCAGCCATCGACGCCTGAATCTGGTAGATCGCCCGCGCGGATGCGCCGATCTCCTTCAGGAGTTCGAGCGGGTTGATACCGGCCTTGATGCAGAACGCTTCGAGCGGCAAGCGATAGCGAACGAAATAGGACAGCTTGAAGTTATCGTAGCACTCGATGAACCGTCGGGCGAGGCGCGAGTCGGAGGCGCGGAGGTAGGCGAGGCATCGGGCGCGACCGCCGAAGTCGTTCAGGAACGGAGTGATGCGGACGCATTCGAGAACGTCGATAGGACGCACGCCGAGTTCCTTGTAGGCAGCGATCTCCTGCGCGGTGATGAGGCGGCGGGAGGGGTGAGCGCCGATGGGAGGAGGAACGTGGGGCATCAGGACGCCACCTTTCGGACGCTGACGTAATGACTGCATAGTCCCTTGAAACGCTCAAGCGGCCACACAACAGGAAGGTCGTAGTTTCCTTCCGCGTATTCTTCTCGCCACGAGTGTTCAAACTCTTCCCACGTCTGCCACACCTGCTCGTTGTCGAGCGTAATGAATAGGTCGTTGACGGTGTTGAAGAATGCGAAGTGGTGCCCCGGCTGCTCATCGTCATCGTCGATCTGATTTCCGATCAGTATAAATCGGATCATAACTCTCCTTCCTCCGCGTCCAGCTGCGGATGCGCCTCGCGCCACGACTGGTTCCATTCCTGAGGATCGGCCACGGTGATCTCCGCCTTCTTGATTGTACGACGGGCGGGGGTGCGTTCGCGTTCGATCTTGACCAGTTCCTCAAGAGAGCCCGCGATGGACTCGGACGCGCTGACTAGTTTCTTCAGCCACGCGACTCCCCTTGCGACTTGCCACGCCAAGATCACTGTGGCACCCTGAACACGTTGATCGCATCAGGACCGCATACTCCCACCAGCGCGGCCCATATACCTTGTTTATATAACGACTCTCCAACCGCCTTCATAGTCTCTCGCTGCACAAGGTTCATATCGAAGGTGATGATGTAATTGAATTCGGGAGAGAGCGCGAATACTTCCGCCTCAGGCAATAACTTCCTGATCTCCTCGACGGTCACAGAAGATTGCTCCCATCCGTGAACGCCTGCTTCACCTGCCGGGTGAGATCGTGATCCTTCGGCGGCACCGAGACATCCTGTACGGTCTCGGGCGGATAGAGCACGCCTTCCTCGACCGACATCGCGTTCCCGCCAGTATCGTGGCCTTGGCGGATGACGGTGATCGGGAGTCCATGTTCGATCCGGGCGACGTTGGGGGAGTCGATGGTGCGGTCACGCTGAGTGGCGGAGACGTAGGAGTTGGTGGAGGGCTCCCAGCGGGTGATGAGTTCTCCAGCGTTGACGCGGCATAGCTTCTCGTCGCCGTCGTGCTCGGACTCAGGGCGGTCGCAGTTGGCGCAAGTGGAGGACCAAGGCTTCGCCAAGGGTGGCCCACCCTCGATAGCCGCCAGCTCCGGTCGCGCCTCGACCATGTTATCCGACGGAGCCTTAGCGCGGATCACCGTCTCCGATTCCTTGAACGCCGGGTTGTCCATGTGCAGGACGACTTTGATCTCGTAGGCGATGCGACCGTAGGCCACGCGGGAAGTCATCATGCAATCGCGGGCGAGGATGTCGGTGACATCGGCGAGGATGATCTTCGCCAACTCATCACCTCGGAGTGGACGGTTCGCTACTAGCTCTTGGCGTGCTGGCATTGTGCGGTCTCCTTTATATCCGTAATATCTCTTCCAAAAGCGTTCGGAGTATTGCCAGGAGATATCATCTTGGCGCGGTACCAGCGGCCTCCACCATCGTCCGCGCTCACCAACTCCATATGGCCATGCTCGACGAGGATTTCCATTGCTGTCCGGTTGCATCGAATGTAACCAGAATCGAATACCAGTTCCGTGTCGAGCACCTTGTTCCGCAATCCCTGTGGGTCCACGCAACTGCAATGCTGCGCTACCATATCTCTTAACGCCCATAGCAAGCGATTCTCATTGCTGGTTACTAACATGTCGATTATCCTTCCTCATTAAATACTTAGTCACCCGCCGATGCAACTCCGTCAGCGGCTTGCGCGGGTCGTCCAGTTCCAGCCGCCGCACCACGCGCATCTCCACTCCCCGGCGAAGAAGGTCGATAAGCCATCCCTGGTGCCAAGTCTCGTCGAAGCACAGATGGGAGGGTCGCGCCTGCTGCTCGATCTTCAAGGCCGCTGACCATTCCAGCCAGCGGGCGTGGATCTTGGTCCGGGTGCGCTCGGGAAAGACGATTCTCGACCGTGGGCTATTAGCATCCATTACTCTCTCTCTCTCTCTCCTAACTCCCCATACTAGCGGTCCTACGAAGGCGTCGTGGTAGGCGTTACCGATCATCGCTCGTCCTCGAACTTCGGCGGAGGGGGCATCCCCGCAGGAGGCATCATAACGGTAGCCTTCCCATGATTAAACAACGCATGTCTTAGATCCTCCTCGGTCTCGAACTTAGGAGATGGATCACCTGGCATTGGATACAACGCCGCCACGATCTCCAGCGCATCCGGCCCTACCTCCCCCGCCCACCGCACCAGCTTCCTCTCCGCCGTCTTCCGTCGCGCCAGCGTCGACCGCCGCGCCACCTTCTCTCTCACCCGCGCTTGCGCCGCCGAGCGTTGCTCATCCGTCATCGTGCCTGCTGAGGGGGAATCCCAGTACGCCGACCGACACAGGGAGCAGCATCGTGGGGGGCGGGATTGATCCTTGGGCGTCCAGTGGTGGCCGCAACGGAGGCAGGAGCAGGACTTCGGATCGGCGGGCGTGGTGGACGAGTTTAGCTCCTTGCGGATACGCTCACAACAAGTATCGCAGGTAACATATCCATTACCGAGATCACGGCAATCCGCCCCACACTTCGGACACTTCACTACGTCCGAGAGGATCACCTCCGACTGATCGACGGCATCGGGGGAGGGGGTCATATTAGTCAACGGGCACGATCACATCAGGTGTCTTCTTGGGTAGGTATAACCCAATGGGTTTTACCTTAACACAAGGGCAAATATCAAACGCGACCTCTAGCTTCCGGCATCCCACAGAGTAATGATTTTCCGCACGGATTCCTGTACCCTCGCACACCTTACAACCATTGTCAGCCACCAATCGAAGTGTGCGTTTAAGATATGTCTTAGCCACTAGTTCGTCCTCTCCTGCTCTGGCTTCTTCAGCACCAAGATATTCCCCAACAGGACCCCCGGCGCGAAGGTGATCGGGATGGTCACCGCAACGGTCAGTGTCCCTTGGAGCGCTAGTGGTTGCTGATCCGGTCCTATGAGCGTCCCGGCGGGTTGCACGTCGGTGACTTGGAAGATGAGGTCCGGCGACTGGAGCTTGACCTGTACGAGGTCGTCCTTACGGATCGAGTTGCCTAGGGCGTCGTGGGGGAAGGAGGAGTCGGTCATAGTCCTCGTCCGTTTAGCGCCACCGCCGCGTTAGCCCACATTACTGCCGCTCGAACGCATCCGAGCGCGGACCGCTTATCCTCTGACCACGGCGCATGCCGGTCGATCACGCGAGCGAAGGTCTTAGCGGCTTCGCGGATCTCGATATAATGAGGAGCCGCATCGGGATTGTCGTGGAAGGTAAATACGTCGTCGATAGGGTCTCGCTGCGACAACTGTCCAGCCATACCACCCACGGTACCCGGACTCTCGTTGGTAAACGCCTGCTCCCTCAATGGGATGGTCTGTCCCTTTGCGTTGTTATCGTACTCCCACTTCAACTCCGTGTTAAGCTGCGCGATCTGCTGCTCCAGTTGACGTATCCGATTCATATCTAACCTCCAGCCGCGACCATATCACCCCTCATCCGCCATGTCAATCCCCTCACCTGTGGGAATTAGGGATCATGTTGATTATAGGATAGTTATAATTTTTATTATTTTTGTGTGGGGGTGGGGAGGATGGAGACATGTCAGCGTCGGCGGAGGCCCTCCCATCCGGACAACTCGCATCTGCCCGGCCATCGTCCTGGCAATCGGACATATAATAAGGATGCGCGATGGCGGGCGATGGACGACGGTCGGGGGTCCAGCGTCGGCGAGCTGCGAATCCCGCGTCCTAATCGGCGTCGTCGAGGGACAAAGGACAGGTGAGGTTAGCGTCGGACAGGTGAGAATAAGGATTAGACAGGTGAGGGTAGTATTACCAGTCGTGAGTTGGGATGTACATACTCACCCGCTCACATCCCTCACCAATTCTCACCCTGAGACCTACTACGGATGTAGTATGCATTAGCTGGCGCGGTCTGGACGGCTATTAACTATCTTGAGCTATTAGTTACCGGGTCAGGATCGGGATGCCAAACGCTGTGTATAAGCTGTGGATCAGAATAAAAGATAATCCTTGACAGGATCGTATACGTTGTATACACTCTCATCATGCTTATCCAAGTACAAACGCGATTAGAGCAGAGCGAACGCGATGCGATCCAAGCTATCGCGGACCGTCAGATGTGGACGTTCGCCCAAGCGCTTAGGATTGTCATTAGGCAAGGGCTGACGGCGGTGACGGAATGGGATGGGGACGAGCTGACGCCAGTTGTAACTGGTGAGACGGAGTTCAATCGTGGTTAGCGATACAGAAAGGGAGAAGGGAACAATGAGCCGAATCGAACAGATTATCCAAGATCACAGCGACGAAATCAAGGCTATTAAGAACGGCCTTGCGATGAACTTTGACGCACCCACGCAACGCATCATCAATGCCGGGTTCACTCGCATGGGGATTGACCGTTTTGATGCGTCCGGTGACGTATGGGAGCAAATTGTCTGTCACCAGAATGGATGGGAGTATGAGCAGCCAAGCCAAGAGCTACAGCAACGCTGGGCGAGTTACTAAAGGTCGAAACGGGCCGCAATGCCCGTCCACATTGGCCCGAGGATAGGGCGAAGATTTCCGCCGCCTTGAAACCGTTCGAGGTAGACGGCTGGAAAGCACGCGACGGCGATATGACCAACCCTCACTGCCGCGTCAAGGGCGGGCAGCGCGTCGTATTCTTTCGCCATGTGCCAGTTTAACCATCCTTTCGCGGGGAGAAGTCGCGGAAGCGTAGAAAGGGAAGGGGAGGACAATAACATGTCGTTAATATGGCAGGATTATGCGACGGAGGACCGGCAGATACGGCTATGGCGTCAGCAGAACCGCAAGCTGATCCGCGTGGCTTGGGGATTCTACATCGTGGTATGTCTAGGCGCGTGGTGGGCCTTGGGACATGTCGTGCGGTGGCTGTGGTGGATCTGGAAGGGATAGGGCGGAGGACAAAAAATGAGAGTTCTGGTGGCGTGTGAGTTCTCTGGCATCGTTCGGGAAGCATTTCGCGGGCGAGGCCATGATGCTTGGTCGTGTGATCTTTTGCCAGCAGAAGACGGCAGTAAATTCCATATGCAGTTGGACCTTAAGGAAGACTGGTTCATGTGGAGCTGCTGGGATTTGATGATCGCTCATCCGCCTTGCACTTACTTGGCTGTGAGCGGTGCTAGGTGGTTCAAAAATAGAGTTGAGCCGCAGAAAGAGGCGCTGCGATTTGTCAAGTGCTGGCTGGCAAACAACGCGCTTATCAAAAAATGGGCCATCGAAAATCCCATTGGTGTGCTAAGCACAAAATGGCGGAAACCCGACCAGATCATTCAGCCGTGGCAATTCGGACATGGCGAGACAAAGGCGACCTGCTTGTGGCTCAAAGGACTACCCAAACTGGTTCCTACGAATATAGTAGAAGGCCGGACGCCACGAGTACATCATGCTTCGCCGGGCCCTGATCGCTGGAAGGAACGTAGCCGTACCTTGCCGGGGATCGCAGAGGCTATGGCCGAACAATGGGGATAGGGCTCCGCCTTCATCATCGTGTAGAGCGGTCGGAAATCGGGGTCAGGGGATCGCTGGAGCGGTCAGGACGGCGGCGATTGGCTCATAAGTGCCTTCACATCTCCTCTCAATCTGCTGTCGGCTGGACACTTATGTACGGTACTATGTTTATGTTCCTGACGCTCCTTCGGTTTGTAATACTTAACCTGCATCGCCTTAGAGTCTAAGTCTTGGTAATTGCTAGGCTTATGATTGATAAGCGCAACTAGGGGAGCCTGACAGGTAATACACAATCCCAGCTCCGATGGAACGACGGGCATAGCGTTTATGGCAGCGTTGATTTCGGCCTCAGTCATCTCGGATGACTCGATATCGGTAATCTGCTCCGAATCGCTTACGATCTTCTGGCCATAAAACGATCCTATCCGGCGCACCATTCGATAATTACGGAACATGACATGTAGTTCCGCCAGCTCCTTTGGCTTGCGTATTGCGACGAATTGGTGATTGGCCTCCATGAGACGCTGAAGTTCTGCTTCGACCATTCCGCGACAGCCGATTTCGTCGGTCGCTATTTCGTGGGCGCAAATGGTGGCACTGTCTATATCGAACTCCCAGCCAATTCCGACGATTTCCTTCCAAGTGTCACGCAGGAAGGAATCAGAAATGTCGGGGCCTACGTAGAATATCTTAGCGCTGGCCCCCCCCTTACGAAGGCCGTCGGCGATAAGCAGCCCGTGCTCCTCGGTGCCGATTCCATACTGGCGACAAACACGCTCGCGCCATCGGTCGATTTGCTTCTGTAGGATTTCTTGACGCTGACGAATACCTAGCCCTTTGGTGGTCTTGGTGGTTCTGGAGGCTACGACGATTCGCTTGACTGATGTGGGGAGCCCACGAGCTGAGAGCGTGTTTGTTATCGCGTAGATAGAATGGATGACGCGATTGTGGTCAAGGTTTAGAAAATGATCTAATCTGCGCTTAGGATCAGAGCAATAAGAACAGAAAGCGGTATTGCAGAATCCCACGACGGCATGGAGTTCGTGCCAGCGCCCGTCAGGACCTTTTTCAAGGCAGCCCTTGAAGGGAATAAATGCGCGGCCACAGGACACGATAGCGTCAGCGCGGGCGATCCAGCCGTGATCGCGGAGGAGTTGGAGCGCGACTTCACGCTGCTCACGATGGACGCGAGGTTCGAGCCAGGATACGATTCGCCACGCGCCAGAGGCGTCGCGTTCAAAAAAGTAAGGATCGCGTTGGCGCTTGCGTTGGGATTCGTAGGAATCGCCGTTGGGATTCTCGTTTAGGATCTGATTGGTGATGGCTGGATCGTTAGCGGAGATGCACGACGGCGTAGTAGCCATTCGGAGTGTCCAGTTTTCTCCTACGCTGAGCAGACCGGCGGACACTCCCATGTAAACCGGCCTGCTCACGCAGGGATTTCGTTGCTCAGGCAACCTTCTGTTGACTACATCTTATCACCCCTCGGAGTCAAGAGAATAGTGAAAATATTGTAAATTTGTGTCTTCGTAACTGTAGCGGATGGTGAATGTTATAAAGTATTTCCACAGGTGAGCGAAAATAACACTTGACATCGTATTCAGACGTGCTAATATGTCCTCGCATGAGGGCAAAAGTAGACAGGTTCACCGAGTTGGTTTCATTCCGCATGAGTCCGGCGATGCTGGATCGAGTCGAGAGGATGGCGGTCGAGGATGGTCGGACCTTGGCGAGTATGATTCGGACGCTGGTACGGTGGGGGATCGAGAAGGTTGAGCAAAAGGAGGCGGGACGATGACAGAAATCAAGGCGGGCACATACGTTGAGTTGCATCCTAAGGGCCGCGACGTGTTGCGGCGCGTGGGGATTGTGTGTGAGGACTCTACCACGACTGGGTACTTTGAGGTATGGCAGATTACGTCCACGGCCCCCGATAAATTCGAATTGTATTCGGTGAGTCGGGGATCATACAACCTTGAGGACGAGGGGCGCACGTTCGTGCGGCTGGACGGTCCTGGCAAGTTGTCACAGGGGATTGCGGCGCAGATTGTGCAGTGCGAGGTGGTCGTGGATCGGGTGGGGAAATGACGCGGGCCGTATTCACCGATAGAAGTCGCATCGAGAGCTTCCAGCGCTGCAATCGCCTCCGCTGGCTGGAATACCACCAGTCGGGCGTGGGATTGACGCCAGCGAGGAAGCCGTTGCCGCTCGCGGTTGGTGGGGCGGTTCACAAAGGATTGGAGACGCTACTGGTCGCTTATAGCACGTCGAACATCGACGATATAAACGTCTCGCTGCCGTCGATTGAAGATACGGCGGTGGAGTTGGCGATAGCCGACCTCGCGCAATACCGCAACGCCCTCGCCGTCGATCCCAACGAGCAGGCGGCGATGACCGCGCCGACCGACCTTCAGCAGCAGATGACGGCGACGGCCTCGGAGCTGGGAGTCGAGATCGACGATCCCACGTTGAAGGCGCTGTACGACACGCAAGCGAACGGGCAATCCCAGTTCGACGAGTATCTGTGGAAGGAGCAGTCCGCGCTGGTTGAGGGGCTGGTGCGGGCGTATGCCAGACGGCGGCTGCGACCGTTGCTGGAGGAGTTCGAGGTGCTGGAGGTGGAGCGGGAGGGGACTTGGGAGTTGGCGCATGTCGATCCCGATAAGTATTACGAGGATGACCGGCGCGACGGCGCGGCGATTGTATTCTGCTCCCGTCCTGATGCACTGCTGCGATCCCGTTCGGATAACAGTCTGTATCTCATGTCGTTCAAGACCGCCGCGAGCTGGGATCGCCGGAAGGAGCTGGACGCGCAGCATGATATGCAGGGATTGAGCGAGGGAGTGGAGGTGGAGCGGCGATTACAGAACTGGTGGACGGACATTCATCATGGTAATGGGTTAGAGTGTGATCCCCGTATAGCTGTTTACCTTCATGGACTCCCCGCCCCGCCCCGCATCCTTGGCATCCGCTACGAATACATGCTCAAGGGGGAGCGCTGGAAGGATAAAGAGTTGTCAGCGCGGTTCGGCTTCGAGGTTCGCTCGCAGAAGTCTCACCTGATCCGTCGTTATGTGGCGCGAGGCACAGCGGCGAAGGGATCTGCCTTCAACCTTGGCGACGAATGCTGGTCCTACGACTACATCAAGGAAGATGGAGGCGCGACGAATCTCTACTACGGCCATTGGAAGCCAGAGCCGGTGGACGACGTGAAGCGATGGATCGACCGGCTGGATGATTCCCAAGAGGCGATGTCCGCGTTCGACTCGACCGTGGGCATGGAGCCGCGACCTCTGGGATGGAAGTCCTCCGCGCAGGCGCTTGGATACACGAGTCAGCATCCCTTGGACGCGGTTTTTATTCCACCGATTACCGTGTATCGCAACGATGACGATCTTCGAGATTTTATGGAGGAAATAGAGGAGCAAGAGACGGAGATCGCGGAAAACGTGGCTCTGGTAGAATCCGCAGTCGATGACGGAGAGCGGCGTAGTTTGCTGAATCGTAAGTTCAGAAAAACGCGGAAAGCTTGCTCCTACCCCACTGAATGCGCCTTCGTGAAAGTGTGTTATGGTGGCGAAGACGTGCGGCGCGATCCGATGGCGACGGGGCGCTTTGTCGCCCGGACCTGTAATCACGAAGCGGAACGACTCGCCGCTGCACTATCAACTGGAGAAAAATCGTGACGCCTTGGGAAGCTTATAGTTTGCTGGGACGTGTCTCCTATTATCTAGGGGACGCTTATCCCTCCATCAAAGGTGACGTACATCGCAAGACTCCCGAGCGCCGCGCCTGCGAGATTATTCTCGCATGTAAGGACCTGATTGAGCTTGTCAACTTTAAGTAGGAGGGAAGTATGAAACGTATCCCATTGCTGATCCTCGTATGGATGTCCCTGGCGTCGCTGGCGGTCGGCCAATTCTTCAACGGCGAAATCTCAATCAACGGCTCGGAGCGAGCGGGACAATCCGTCGCGCTGAGCGGGCAGGTGGCGGCGGTCCTTTCCAATGGCGGGATTTACCTCTTCGCGCCCGCGCCAACTTGGGCGACTCCTTCGCTGCTGGCGATTCTTACGACCTCGGATGGCTCAGCTATCCAGCAGGTCGCGGCGGCGAACAAGGGGACTACTATCGTCGGCGTTTCCTCGACTGGAGGATTCGTGTTCGTCGAAGGCGTAGGTGGATGGGCGGATGCGACCGAGACGGCCCAGCTTTTGCCGTCGAGTGATTGGACCGGAGTGCTGCCGTCGATAGCGGTCAACGGCTCAACCGTCGTCATGGCCTCGCAGCAATCCGGCGGGGTCGCGGATCTCTACGTGCAGCCGGGTGGAGGATGGCCTTCGTCAATCTCCCCCAGCGCGGAACTGACGCCATCGGATAATCCCCAGCAGTCCGATTATGAATTCGGCTACGCGCTGGCCGTCTTTGGCGTCAAGGTAGCCATCTCCGCTCCCCTGGCGAATGAGGGATGCGGGGCGATCTACGTCTACCAGGAGTCCCTCGGAGGATGGCAGTCGATGACCCAGACGGCGGAACTATCCGCCGGGAGCCGAAGCTCCGAGGGCTGCTCTGGCTCGCTCATGGGTCCCTTGGCGATGTACGCGGGAACCATCGCCGCCGCGGGCTCCGGCCTGCTCAATGGCTCCGCGCCGATCTTCATCGAGCCTTCGACCGGCTGGCAGGACACCTCGATTCCCTCGGCGACCTTGACCATCCCGCATTATATCTACTTCCGGGGGATCACATCCCTGGCTATCGACTCCACAACGATCATCCTCGGCGACTCCGGGCCGGTGAATCAATGGCAGGTGCAGCAGGGATCGGCGTTCGTGTGTTATGAGCCAGCGGGAGGGTGGGCATCGGGCACGCCGGATCTCCGCTTGGTGCCGAAGCCTCCGCAGACGAACGCTGGGGCAAGCGTGGCGGTGCAGGACGGGAAGGTGCTTCTGGGAGCGCCAGGGACGGATAGCGGGCAGGGAGCGGTGTTCGTGTACACGGCGAAGCATCCGTGACGGTGGCGGGAGGGTAAGGTCGGCGGATCATAGAAGAGGACAAAGCCAAATGAGCGAATCACTCACGGATTCGGAGCACTATGCGCTGGACTACCTGTATGGAGTCGGCACGGAAGACGTTGAGATCGAATGTCGCTCGTTTGCGTGGGTAGTTACCCGCTTCTCGCATAAGTGTTTGAGTGTGATTCATAAAGGTCCACAGACACTTCCGGCAAAGACTCGCATGGTCATGGAGCGTGCCAAAGTCGAAGGGCGATTCGGAAGCTGCTACACCTGTGAGGATTGCATTCTTAAATCTCGGCGCGAACTTGAGGAACGAGTATGACAAATCGGACGGGGATCGGCAACGGCGAACCGGAGCGAAAACAACCGACTTCGGATGACTGCTCTGAAGTTAAGAGTGCAGGACACAGAGGGGCCGACAGGCAGACGAGAGGCAAGGCTGCTAAAGACCACGAATGGGGATTTGATTGTCCCGCTTGCGGTAAAGACCATTTTTGAGAATTCGGTCGGCGGATCATAGAAGCGGACAAAGCTGTGGAGTGCCCTAAGTGTCACGGCAGCGGCAGCGGCAGGGAATGGGAAGGCTGGCCCTGCGAATACTGCGAGGGCGTAGGTCACTTGGACATCTGAGCGGAGGCGAAATGATGGCGACTGAGAGCAAGCAATGGATGCGCGAATTTACTGAATCTTCCGTTGTGTATTGGACTGAATGCCTTGGGGAGCCTACGGGAAATTATTACGATTCGATGCACGCAGCAGAACTCGAAGTAGCTTGGAGTGCAGCCCAAAAGGACCATTATACGCACCCCAAGGTGACAATCAGGCAAGCGCATATCCATTCGTACAAACTTTCGGCAGAGCGCTGGAAGGCTACAGAACCGGAGGAAACTCGATGAGCGGAGACACGGGACGAGAGACGCCGATGAACTATTGCCGATCTTGTCATCACGTGTATGCGTCGGAAAGTCAATACGGTCCGCTCACTCTGGTATTCGAGGATTGTCCATTCTGCGGATCACGCGATACCGGGTTAGCCCATCATACGCTGGAAAAGAGTGGACGCCGATTCAGCTTGCTGCAGAATCCGCAACGAGATGCTTACGAACAGTCGCAATACGGGATTGGTTGTAGGCTAGTCAAGGGATTTTCAATCATGGAAGGCGGAGAGATTTGAGATGAGCGAAGACAAAGCAGCGCCCCAAGAGTACAGAGTTTCACGATTTCGTGATGGTAAGCGTATGGCGGAAGGCGCACGAGTTACGGCCAGTTGTGAGAACGAGGCTCTTGATAAGGCGCGCAGGTTGTTCTACCCGCTCGAAGACGGCGAAACATTCGAGATTGATGCGGAGATGGAAGCGCAGGGAGAACGATGCCCCGGATGCGCAAGTAATGACAAGGCGACCAAGTTACAAGTTGGCTATCAGTGGGGTGAGTACTTCTACTGTAATAATGATTGGCATTCCGCCTCCGCTCCGGCGACAGCCGCGCCAAGCGAGGAAGCATTCATGGGTGCAGTTGAGCAGTTATGGCGAACACCAGGTTTCATGGATAAGCCTTGGGGTGAGCGATTAGCCGCCTACAAATCGGAGAGTCGATACGCTGGACACCCCAGCCAGGAGGGGCCACCAGCACCAAGTTGTACCGTCTGCGGAGTCCCTATGCGGAAGACGTGGGCTTGCTCAGAACATGGCGGACCAATCGAGTCGGGCGCATCGGAACCACGCACGGCGGCAGCACTGGAAATAGCAGAAGAACGAGAAGAGTTTTACGGTGGCGGCCGGGCGGGAGTTGGAGGGCGCGAGGAATCGCCCGTCTCTATTGCGCGTAAAATTCAACGACTGTGCAACAAGGGATACCTGTGCATCGGATCACCCGCCAAGGATATAACTTTCAAGCACATCGCTGAGTTGGCCGAACTGCTGGAGCAGACGTTGGCTCTTGATGCGGCAGAGAGGGAATTGCGTCCTACAGCCAAGCCAGGGGAGGGAAAGTGAGAAATCTTAGGATGCCGCCACCAGTCATATTCGACGACCACCGATCAAGTTTCTTTTGGCAACTCTTTTGGGAACTGGTGAAGCATGATTGGGGATGCCTATTAGTACACGGCCTTGGAGGATGCACATGCAGGGCGCGGCTGGCCAAGGAGACGGAGAAGCCCAAATGAGCCAAGAAGAGTTCATTCTTCGCGTGTTGAAAGTATTTGATTTCGGCGACAACTCCAATCTCTGGTGGCGCATGGACGGAAACTACGCCCCGATTACATTCTTAGCGAATTGCAGCGATTGCTTTTGGTGGGCTACGGCGGATTGTGAGCCGATCACACCAGAGAACATTGAGGTTCTGGAAGCATCCTATCGAGACGCGAAAGCTGCGGATGATACGGTTGGAACGATTTATGCCACGGAGTTGTTCGCCGCCAGAGTTCGCAAGATGCGGCCACAGCAGCCGAGTTACAAGCACTACGGCGAGAAACTTAAGCCGCTTTTCGACGCCTGCGGACCGCAGCGGGATCGAGCGTCAGAAGGATAATTCCAATGAGCCAGACTAATCTCGCAAAGACGGAGGGAAAATGAATTCACTTGAGTCGTTTATGTTGTGCGTCACTATTCCGGTTTTGCTAGTTACCATCGCGTTTCAGTTATGGGAAATTGTGGATAAATTGAGTGCGGTGTCTACGCACAAGGAGCAGCCATGAGCCACATAATCGCTAATGCAGCCAAGAAGCTATACGATCAACTCGACGAGCGCGGAATTATTGGCCGCGTTCCAGATCACGGAATGTCCGAGGAAGAAATACTTATAGTGCTCGGTGACTATTTGCGGGGCTTCCTATGCGCTGAATGGCCGAATGTGCAACTCGTGGAAAATGAGCCGCGTTGATCCTGAGTGCGGTCGAGGAGACAAAAAATGAGCAAGTCATTTGAAGTTGGCGACGTGGTGTATTTGAAGAGCGGAGGCCCTGCGATGGTAATTGAGTGCTTTCATTTATCAGATGAGCGGATCGCCTCAGTATCATGGATTAGCGACGGTAAAGCAGAGTCCAGCAATTTTAGAATAGCTTGCCTTACGCACACAAAGCCGAAGGTTGGGCAATGAAGACTCTTCTTTTCTGTCTCCGAGCCAAGAAAGGGAAACGATGAACCTAGTAGATATCGCGCTGTTCCTGTTTGGAATATTGGTCATTCTCGCAGGCAACGTAAAACTCGGAGGTGGGAGATGATTCAACAAACTAACGAGGAATATGCTGCTTCATTACCTCTAATCGGTGCGTCATGGTACGACTGGCTCATCCAAAAGCATCCCGGATTGGCGGCAGTGATGACACGCGACGAATATGTTAGGTCATTTTGCGAGGTTTATTACCGTCCGTTTACGATTACCTCTGGCGGTACAACACAATGAGAATTCTCTTGGCGGTCTGTCTCCTCCAGGTGGGCATGTCGGGGCAAAGTTATAAGTCAGTCGCTTATCCTTGGTGCGAAGTCGTCGATTTCTCAGAAACCAAGATTGCCTGCGTAATGCCGACTGGACGAATCGTGGTAGTGCCCGCTGTGGCTCCCGTGCTCTCCGCTCCGCTGCCCGACCGGATACCGGAAGTTAATCCGATCTGGCACGATCTGCGCACGCCGAACTGCGGAGACGGCATCAACTTTTGCACGGATCACACGATGACTCTGGTTGCGCCGATGGTGCAAAAGTGACCGCCCAAGACGCCTACGCTTATTCCACAGGTTATCCACAGGCTGTGAGAAATAATCTGAAATAAAAGCTTGACAGGAATCGTGACTGGGCGTATGGTTGGACCCGATTAGTAATATTAGTAAACGCTTATGGGAATCGTCAGGAGACTCGAATGCAAGTGCGGATGCGGGAGGAAATTCTCTCGTCGCGGCAATCCCCTTAAGGTGTACTATGACGCGAACTGTCGTAACCGGGCCGCGCAAAAGCGGCTCCGAGAAAGGGCAAAGTTAAATGGCAACCAAGTCAAAGTTTCGTAAGCTATCCCTCGGCCCCTCCGACCCCATCACCCGCCGGACCTCCGTGCAGGGGATGCAGGTAGTCGCGGATTACCTCGATCCCATCACCAACCAGCGGACGCTCCTTCTCGAACGCATCGAGGGGGGAGCTGGGGCGTCCGCTCCCGCCGTCTCGAAGCCGGTCGTGCGACGAAAGCGGAAGGCTCGGGCCGCAGTCGCGCAACCAACGCCAGCAGATCGCGCTATGTCCGCACACCTGGACAACCTGAACGAGGCACACAAGTCAACCTCCTTCCCCGGATCGGACGTGGCGCGTGGCTAGAAGCGGGGTTATCTACGGACCTTCCGGCTCATGGAAAACTGGCATGGTCAAGCAGTTCTCCCACTATATAGCTGAGACCACTGGCAAATCTACCTGCCTGTTCTCGTCGGACGGCGGGGGCTGGGGGCCGTGCGAACCAGAGGTCGAGGCTGGCATGATCCGTGCCTACCGCTGCGAGGCGGCGGTCCTTCCTCTCCCCATGATTCGTAAAATCAGCCAAGGTTACTGGCCCGAAGATACCTCGGAGATAGACCCGACGAAGATCAACATGAAGCCGATGGACTGGAACGAGATCGGTGGGATTGCCGTGGAAGGCTGGTCGTCTCTGTCAAACATGTTGATGCGCTACGCAGCTGACAAAGGGTTAAAGTTCGGCAAGGATGATTACACCGGCCTGTTCAACGTGCCCATTCAAGTCAACGGAGAGTGGAAAGAAGAGAAGTTCGGTCCCTCGACGCAGAACCACTTCGGCTTCGTCCAGAATCAGCTCTATGCGCTAACCACCCAGTTCCTCTCCCTGCCGGTGCGCTATGTTCTCTTTACCGCGCTGGAGTCGAAAGCCGAGGACGACGACCGTTCGACGATCTACGGCCCATCCATTGCGGGTAAGAAGGCCACCGCCGCTTGCCCGTCGTGGGTCGGTGATTGTATTCACGCGCAGGATTATGCAATCAAGCGTCCGGTCAAAGTACCCAACCCCGAGGGCGGCGACCCCTTGGAGACCATCATCGTCGATACCACCGTGCGGATGTACTTCAAGAAGCATCCCGATCCGGCGACGGGGATCATGTTCCCGGCGAAGCCACGCATCCCGCCGGAGAAGATCAAGGAGTTCTCGAAGGAGTATCCCTATGGATACTTCGAGCCGACGGTCGAGCATGGATTCGACTCCTATCTTCATCTCTGCGACAAGTTGTCGAAGGATCAATCGCAGTCGGAGTCGTTGAAAGGCTGGCGCGAAAAGATGGATCAGCGGCTTGGTCGTCTGCTCTCTGGCACGTCAGGCGTTGCACGAATTTCTATTCCCAAGGAGGCTGTAACCAAATGAGTACACCATCGTTTGAACCCACCTATGAAGGGGGGCCTTCAGAAGCCTCCGCAACCACAACCCACGGCGCGAATGGATCGGCGCAGGCGGCAGAGGTAATTGACCTGAATGATCCCCGGCTGATGTCGGAGCAACTAAGCGAGAATCCGGCTGGCGATGCCTACGCCGTCCCTCCTCCGCTACCAGACGGCAAATGGCGGGCCAAGCTGAAGCAGGTGGATATCAAGGACTCCAAAGGAAACCTTCAGCGATTCGCGGCGTTCTGCTATCCCAAGATGAACGACGGCAAGCCATTTCTGGCGACCAACATGGAATGCACGATCCTTGACTCCTCGGGCAAGCACGACGGCGTGAAGCTGACTGAGTATTGGGTCAAGACGGTCGTCGAGCGATCCGGCAACTCGCAGATCGGCACCATCCTTGTGAAGCTAAAGCAGCCGCTGGTCCCAGCCACTCCCGGCGCACGCATGGAGCAATTCCTGAAGGTGCTCGCGGCGGAACCGGAGATCGTGGTCGAGACCGCTTGGGAAGCGCAATGTATGACCTGCGGCGACGTGGCAAAGAAGAAAGGGGATCGAGCGCCGAAGCCGTTCCTGCTGGGGATGCACCGATTCGCACAACTGCGGTCCGGCGGGCATGACCCGGTGACCGCGTGCCCAGTGTGTAAGTCGCAGGTGCGGGCGCAGGCGAGGATCGTCCAATTTTGGCCCTTGGAGACGCCGCATAACAAGTAAGCTGAGAGGAGGTGATGTCCTGCTCAGGTTGGCGAATGCGGCACCGGGCGCGGTGAGACGGTTCGGTGCCGTTTTAACTTTCGGAGGACTGACGATGGTGGTCACAAGCAGTTATTCCAACAACCACGATGCGCGCGGACGAAGCGACAATAGAGACCTGATCGCGGAGGACCCTGTGTGGCGTAGGGTTCCGGTTGCGGAGGCATTAGAGCAAAGTAGAAATGAAATTGCCAAGTGCGACCGAGCCACGGGCCATATCCTGATACTCATGAACGAGGGCAAGAAAATTATCTGCCGGGAATGTGGCGCGGAATGGAAGGACGAGGGATTCTAAGTGAATGGCCCCGAACAAGCGACTTATCCGCGTCCCCCTCGCCCCGGTGACTCCAATGAAGGAGGCGATCCGGCTGAACTACCTCGACGCGCTGGCGAAATGCAAGGGGAACGAATATCTGATGGCGAAGGAGCTGAAATGCAGCCGGAGTTCGATCAAGCGATGGCGGAAGAAGTGGCTCCCGATGGCGGAGTCGTACCCTGCGAATTCCTCTGCGGGAGCGCCGGTTGCGGCAAAACCTTCGAGATCAAGCGACGGATCGAGGCCGACCCTTCCTACGGAATCCTAAGCGCGTCCACGGGGATCGCGGCGGTCAACCTTTCGGCGGTCACAATAAATAGCCTTTTAGGTTACTTCGATTCTGACGGTCTTCGTGACAACTATCTCACCGGACGCCTTACGACGGCGCTGCACAAACTGGCATTGGAGTTCCGCTGGCTGGTGATCGACGAAGTTTCCATGATCGACGGCCTCCAGCTCGACCTCATCTATCGCGGGCTCCAGCAGGCGAACGACTATGCGGATATTAAATCCCCGATGGGGATCGTCCTCGTAGGGGACTTCGCGCAGCTCCCTCCGGTGAAGGCCAAGTTCGCATTCGAGGCGGAGTGCTGGGAGCACTTCGACGCCCATACGACGCGGCTCACTCGCATCTGGCGGCAGGACCAGCAGGAATTCCTCCAAGCGCTCAACTTCGCCCGTCGCGGCCAAGGAGGACCGGCGGCGGAAGTCCTCTCCTCCGTCGGCGTCCGCTGGGAGACGGCCTTGGACACGGATTACGACGGGACCACCCTGGTGCCGAAGAACGACCAGGTGGATCGGTTTAATCAACTGAAGCTGGATGGGCATAAGGGAGCGAAGTTCACAGTCAGCAGCCGTCGCTGGGGCCAGCAGCGATCCGAATGGAAGTCGATCCCGTTCAACCTCATCCTCAAGGAAGGCTGCTATGTGATGATCCTTTCCAATGCCAAGATCGACGACGAAACCGGAAAGTTCCCTTGGGTGAACGGAGACTGCGGCCATGTGGAGTCCGTCGGAACGTACTCTCTCGATATCCGTCTTGTGCGTACTGGCGCTGTTGTTAGCGTTCCTAAGCTGGTGCGATCCGTTGCGGTGAAGGATAAGCCGGAGCGGTGGGATTCCACGCTAAGGCAGGACGGATGGTACGCGGGAGAGCATCGGGACGGAAAGGGGAAGTATGTGATCGGGCAAGTGGAATATTATCCGGTGCGATTGGCTTATGCGTCTACTGTACATAAGTCTCAGGGGCTCTCCCTCGATAAGCTCCAGGTGGACATTCGCAACTCCTTCTTCTCGCATCCGGGTATGTTGTACGTCGCGCTCAGCCGATGCCGGACCTTGGAAGGGTTGAGGATCGTGGGACAGCGGGAGAGGTTTGTGATGCATTGTAAGGCGGATGAAAGGATACAGCGATGGCTGTAGTCTACGCCGACGATCTCCTTAAAGACGCCGCGTCATTCCTCATTGAGGATGGAGGAGTTATTATGCCATATATCCTGACGACATCCGTTGCGCGGGTAGGTGGCCCACCACAGCAGTGGCCCGAGATACTAATCACTGCTCCCGAGATTATGAGGATTATGACGAAGTTTGCTGTCTGGCTGGTCAATCATGATCGAGCGATACTTTTATTGGAGAGTCATAAATGAACCAGACATGGTGGCAGCAGTTCAAGTCCCGCTTTGGCAAGCGTCCTCCGGTGATTATGACCGAGTGGGGGCCGGTGACTGAAGGCGCTAGGAGGCAGGCGGCGCTCAACCTTCGCGACGACCCAGAGAAGCGGGCGAAGGTTGAGGAGATGGTGGGAGTGGAAGAGGCGCGGAGGAGATACCCGGAGGCGTACCGATGAGAGGCGTAAGGTGTCAGTGTGGAAATGAGAAATGGGTAGTTGCTGTCGGCGGTTCTTCGCTCAACCTTACTTGTCCTGAATGCCGCCGTAAGTATCACCTCGCATTGCTGTCAACGGATTATAGGTTTACTGAGATTCCAGTTCCTTATGGGCCTCCGATACTACTAGAGCCATAACTATGCGACAGAAACCTCTCAGTTGCGAAGGTTGCTCTTGCGCCTCCCACGGCACCGACTTCACCCGCGTCGATGGCACCGGATCGCTGTCGGTGATGATAGTAGCGGAAGCATCCGGTGAGATGGAAGCCCGCGAAGGCATCCCCTTAGTCCCTTATGCGCCAGCGGGATCCGTCGTTCAACGCACGCTCACTCGCATGGGCCTATCCCGAGCGCAGTTCTCATGGACGAATTGCCTACGCTGCCGACCGAAGAATAACTTTCTCGTAGGATCGCCGTGGGAATTCTCCGCGCTGAATCATTGCCGACCGAATCTGGACGTGGCGATTGCCGAGCGCAGGCCCAAGGCGATTTTGGCGCTGGGGGATACGGCGTTGCGGGAGTTGACGGGGGAGGCGGGGGAAGCACGAGGGGTGGGGCATCTTTGCGGATATGTCCTGAAGGGGCCGGGGCAGCATTGGGCGGATAGTATGGAGCCGCCGCCCTATAGGACGATCCCCGTGATCCCCGCCTACCATCCCGCGTTCATCCGCCGAGGCAAGGCGGCGTACCAAGGATTCTTCTCCCGCAACCTCCAGCGTGCGATCAACGTCGCATCGGGGAAGGACCGGGAATGGATATGGGATTTAGAGGAAGGAGTCCGCAATGGCAAGATCGCGTATGACACACGCCCAAGTCTTGATGATGTACGAGGATTTGTGGATCGGGTTGAGTCAAGCAGTCAATTTGTGCTTAGTTACGACATCGAAACTTTCGAGTCTGCAAGTCTCGATGAAGATGCAAGGGATGGATTTACAGACACTCAAATACGGCTCATCCAGTTCTCAGTTGGAGCAGGCACAGGAATTGCTCTCCCGTGGGAGGGTGCTTATCGAGAGTGTGCGAGA